CTAGAGGGGTTCGATTCCCCTTACCCGCTCCACCGCTATAGTGCATTCGTCCTGAATGGGCTTGCCGGTGGCGAAGCCTAAGATTTCTGCGAGTTTCCCAACAATTTCGATCTGTGCCTCGCCTTTTGGTTCTGCCGGCGGGGAAATGGTGATGCGGTCGATCATCGCTCGGAGATGGGGAACTATCTCTGTGAGACCTTCCTGTGTCGCCATGGCGGATCGCAGGTTTGCCCAGCGTTTCCTGTAGTCCTCTGCCAGATTCGGGTGCAGCGTCACCACGCGAGGATCCTCGATTGCGCTGAGCGTCTGGCGCAGCTCGAGCTGGCGGGCCTTGGCGGCAGTCAGGCGATCGCGCACCTCGGCCAGATCCAGTTCCGGATCCATGATTGCCTCGACCAGGCGGGCGATCTGCGTCTCCACCTTTTTGAGTTCGCTTTCCATTCCACTGCGCTGTCGGGTAGCTGCTTTGAGCAGTGTCGCGCGCTCGCGATGAAATTCAGCAACGAAGGCCGAAACCAGTTCGGGTTGCAGCAGCTGTTCCTCGAGCCCGCCGAGCACCCGCGCCTCTAGCCTGTCTATCCGCACCCGGGCGCTGTTGTCGCAGGTGCTGCCATCCTTGCGGCTGCCACAGCCGGTATAGTTGCGGTTAAGCACGATCCATGCCCCGCCGCATGTTCCGCAAACGGTGAGGCCGGACAGCGGGCGTTTTGGTCGCCGCGCGTCCTGCGGCGTGTGCGTCGCATAGCGTTGGCGCTTTGCCTGCACGGCCGCCCACAGATCATCACTGATGATGCGCAGTTCGGGCACGTCGTGGCGCTGCCACAGGCTTTCTGGGTTGGGTTTGATCAGCGTCTTTCGGGTGACTGGATCGCGCAGTTTCGACGTGCGGTTGAAAACGAGGACGCCGCGGTAGAGTTCGTTCTGCAGCATGCCGTTCTGACGTTGGCGATCGCCTGCGATGGTGCTGGATCGCCAGTGCCCGCCGCTGGGGCCGGTGATGCCCTGGTTGTTGAGTCTGTGGGCGATCGCGCGGGGGGAAATGCCGGCGGCGTACTCGCTAAAAATCCGGCGAACGATGACTGCTTGATCGGGGTCGATTGTGCGCAGCCCGCGCAGCAGCTTTCCATCGGGGGTAAGGCGGTTGGCGATAGCATAGCCATAGGCCTTGCCCGCCGGGGCACGGCCATCGGACACGGTGCCGTGCTGCCCGCGCTTTACCTTTGCGCCCAGTTCCTTCCTGAAACGGCTGTCGAACAGGCCCTTGATCGTGCCCTTAATATCGTCAACCTCGCCATCGTTGGCGGTGTAGAGGCGGGCGCCGAAAAAGGCGATGCGTTCGCGGATGGTGAAGGCGTCGCCTTCATGGCGTGCCAGGCGATCGGTGCTTTCGGCAAAGACCTGGTCGATATCGCGGCGCGACAGGCGATCGAGCAGCGCGGCAAGGCCCGGGCGCTGCCCTTCATCGATACCGGCAGCGCCGCTGATCGCGTGATCGGTGTAGATATCGACAATCTGCCAGCCTTCGCGTTCGCAGCGCGCGGTGAGCAGCGCGACCTGATCAGCGATGGATTTGCTGTTTTGCAGGTGGCTGCTGAAGCGGGCGTAAAGCAGGGTGCGCATGGGGCTGGCCTTCTATGGAGCCGGATTTGTCAGCCCGAACCGACTCGGCTGCAGCGGCGCGGGCCATGGCCTTTACCAATGCAAGCAGCGCAGGGTCAATTCGGGCGGGTGTGTTCATGTGCTGGGCAGCTGCCATTCGTGGTCTGGAAGCTCATCTTCGGATTCGCAGTAGCCGTCGCATTCATTTTCGCCGCAGTTGTCGCACAAGCGCAGGCATCCATCGTGGCCGCAGCTTTCACAGCCGCATCCTCCAAACTGGTCGCTACCGCAGCAGAGAAAGCCGCAAGCGTTACACATTGTGCACCTCTGGCATGCCATCGTGCAGCTTGCCGTCGAGCTGGCGGCCTGCGGCTTTTTTGCCGACGCGGTAAACGTCAGGCTCATCGTCGACGTGCATTTCCGGTTCGGACCAGCAATCGTGCCAACGATCGTTGTAAAACGAAGCGCCTTTTGCTGCTTTTTCAGGATCAAGATGTTCGCCTGCAATTTCTCCGGGTGCCCAGTTGCCCCATTGCTTGAAGAAAAACGGGGTGCCTGCGGCTTCGCACTGGTCGCGCAGCGATCGGGCCCAGTCGGGGTGCATCGGGCGGGCATCGTTGCCGCTTTCGCCGCCGACCACTACCCAGTCGATTTTTGGCCGTTGATCTGAACATTTACAGTCATAGCGTGGAAAATGACGGCGGCAATAGCCGGAAAGAGGGCCGAAAATCGGACGACTTGCGCGCCCTCTCTCTGCTGGAACTTCATTAAAATCCACAGGCCCGAGCAGCGGTTCGCAGGATAGCCAGCGCACGGCGGCGGGGGTGGCGAGCAGATCGGGGATGCGTTCATCCGCCGTCGCCTGATTTTCCACGCTGACGCCCAGCCAGACGTTGGGGAGGGGCCAATCAGTGTTGGCAGCTACAGTTGACCATGCGCCGTCGCCATCTTCCATCATTCGACCAGCGGCGTCAGCAACATTGAATCGACGCGCGCCATCGCAAGTGAAGCCATGCATATACGCCCGCATCCGGTCGCTGCGCTTGGTTAGCACCTGAAAAGTGTGTTGCGGGCAGAGCGCCATCACCGCGAAAATGCGGTCAATCCATTCGTCGGGCACGGCTTCGTGAAACAGATCGGCATGGGCGCAGACAAAGATCATGCGCGGGCGCTTCCACTGCAACGGCTGCGTCAGCCAATCCTCGTTAAACCGCACCTGACCGTTCCAGACCGGCCCTGCCTTGGTGTCGATCGTCAGGCCCGCGCGCGAGGGGTGATGGCGCAGCCGTGTGCCTGCCAGCTTCATCGCATAGCAATTGGTGCAACCGGCGCTGTAGACGCTGCAGCCGGTGATTGGGTTCCACGTCGCCTCTGTCCATTCGATTTTGGTGTGGTCAGCCATTGTTGGTTCCTGACTTTGTAAGGTCGACCAGAGCAACTTGCCCGGGCACCTTGTCGCCATGGCCAAGGGCACGCAGGGCGTCGGCGTAGCGGTTTGCGGTGTCACGATGCGACGTGGCTTCTGTAGTGTACAGGAATGCAGAGCGCTCTGCTGCCTTCGCGGCCAGATCGGCACGGCAGTGGCGATCGAACAGCACATGCTCTGCCGTGCCGCGATCAAAAGGGTTTATGCGGGTGCGGGCCTTGCTCATGCTGTACCTCCTGCTTTCGGTTGGTGCTTGGCCTCCCACCGTTCGCGGGCGTGGCGTTGTTGGCGGGATTCGGCGTAGCGCCAGTAGGGCTCGACATTGCCAAACAGCATCTCGCCACTGGTGGTTTCGATCATGCCGCCGTTGCTATGCTTTGACGGCGTGCCGGCATCCATATTGTAGTAGCGCACGTCGGTGCGTTCCTGCCCGTCAAAGCGCAGACCGACGCGGCCATAGCTGGGGTGAAAATCGCGGTGGCCAATCTTGTTCGACAGTCGGCGGGGCGGGGGTGGGTTGTCGTCAGTCATGGCGCGCGCCCTGCAGGACGGCAATTCCGCTGTCCGAAAGCCAGTAGTGACTCAGGCGTCTACGGCTATCGCCCTGATAAGGCAGGTAGCCGTTGTGCACGAGGCCTTCGCCAATCATCCGCGACAGGGTGCCCGGGCGGAATGCGTTGTAACCAATGCTGGTTGCGACTGCGGTTTCCCTCGAAACCGCACCTGCTTCATCGAGCAATTTCAATTGCTGCAGCCGCGACCCTTTAAGCTTTGTCGTCATGCCAGTTCCTCCGTTTCAAACTTGTCGGTTTCGTTGCCCCAGACATCCCATCCGGGCTGGCTGGTGCGGGCGAAAAGTTCGGCGCGGTGCAGGTGGGTGCCGTAGAGCCGATCGAGGCGGCGATATTGTTCCGCCGGTTTGCGGCTGTGTTCGCGCGGCGATTCGATGATCAGCTGACGCACGCCGTGATCGAGCACGGGCAAGCCTTTGCCGCGGGTGAAGAGCAGGCAGGGCTCAATCTGTTTGCGGCTGTGATAGCCCATCGACATGCGCGGTTCGGGGATGTCGCCGCTGAACATATCGACCTGCAGCGCGTCGACCAGGCGCAGCTTTACCCAGTAGAAAAGATCGGTGGTGTAGGTGAAGCCCCATGCGCGGCCCAGTTCGATGGCGACATCGATGTGGCTGCCGACCACCCACATCGCTAGCAGCGCGTTGGGCGCGGCGTGTTCGGCAACGGGCAGGGCCATCATATCCTTGACGTCCATCGTCGGATAGTGATCCTCGGCCTCGGCCTCGGCCTCGGCCTCGGAAAAGGAACCGGAGCCGGAAGCCGGTTTGCCGAATTTCTTCTGCGTCGGCGTGCGGTTCTGACCGCTATGCGTGCGGAATGCCCATGCCGGATCGGCGAGGAGCAGCTGATAGTCGGTGCGGGGGAGGAACCCGTTCGACAGGCTCAGGGCAGGGGTCACAGCACCAGCTCCTGCTGCTGCTCGCGCCCGCGACAGTCGCGGTAGAGCCAGCTGCGTATCGCCTTGGCGTCTGCGTTGTCGGGGTAACCTTGAATGCTTCGGTACAGATAGTCCTTGGCATCGGCAAAGGCGCTCTCCCTGTCCGGAAAAAAGCTGCCGTCTGGCCTGGTCATCAGACCATAGCATCCGCCAGCCTGGCTCATCAGCATGTAGTCAGCTGACGACAGCCAGCCATGCGGCGTTTCAAGCAGGGCGATTTCGGCAATCGGTCCACCCCGCCAACCCTTTTTGTTGCGAGGCAAAGTCAGATGTTCGGCCAATTCATCTGGCCAGACGCCATGTTCATTGGGTTCGAGCTTCATGCCACCGGTCTCTCTTCGGCGAGCCGCGGCTCTAGGTGCGCACGCGCAAATGCTGTGGTGATCTGGGCCTTGCCGGCGGCGACGGCCGCCAGCTGCTCTTCAAAAGTTTTCGGGCGGGCTGCCTCTGCCTGTCGTTCGGCGCGACGTTCATTCTGCCAGCGGGCCTTGGCATCGGCAAAGGAAAGCCCGTCGGCGAGCAGTGCGCGAAATGCGTAGATCGATTTTGCCGAAACGGGTGGCCAGTTATTCTGCTGATACTGCCCTGTTCGCACCCTGCCGGGCAATCGGGGCGATGGTAAAGCCTGACCCTTTTGGCGCAATTCCTCGATCAGTTCGTCGCGGAGCCGATAGGCGCTGCTGCTGCCGATCGCGGCCATGGCAGCCGCACGGCGCACCGGCACCCGATCTAGCAACAGTTGACGCAGCACAGCCTTTTGCACGTCTGTAATGAAGCGGCTGCTTTCGGCCTGAATGTGCCGCGCGCCGTTGATATCGCAGCCGGGCAGGGCTTCACCCTTGCGACGCAATTTGTTGACCAAACGTGTCCTGATGCGGAGGCAGGTGGTGTGGCTGACATTGGTGCGTTGGCTGACCTTTTGTGTGCCGAGGCCCTGCAGATAGAGCTGCTCCACCTCTGCCTTTTTGGATTTTGCGACCTTGACGCCTGAATACATCACGCCACCACCGGGGGCTGGCAGGGGTGCCTTGGCGCGTTCTTTCAGATCGGCGTTGTAACGGCGGCGCTGTTCGGCCACGCAGCTGGCAGATATGCCAAGGTGCAGTTGGATATCGATGCCCTTCCACCCTTTTTTCAGGGCAAGTCGGACGCGTTCGATCCCCTCTGCTGTCAGGCGCCCGTGGGGGTCGCGCTGGGCGGGGGTAAAGCCCTTGCGGGTGCACAGGGCAATCATCACTGCGTTGCAGGCGCTGCCCTCTGCCAAACCAAAGTGTGCGCCGATGCGGGCAAAGGACCAGCCTTCTACTTCGCGCAGGCGGATGGCTTCCTCCAGCTGGTCACCCTGTAGCTTGGGTTTGGGAGCGTCTGTCGGCAATTCGCAGCGAAGCCCCAGTTTGTTCGCCTTCATGTAGATGGAGCGCCATGTCCGACTGGGCAGCATTTCACCAACGCGCCGCATGCCGCCCTGCGGATAATGTTCCCGCAGGATTGCGATTTCAGGCTTGGTCCAGCGTGGGGTGCGTGGCGCAGGCATCAGGCGCTGCTCACGAAAGCCGTGCTGCCGCGTTCAGCAGGTCGATGCTGATCGCGACAATGGCGATGGCGAGGCAGGTGCAGGCGCAGGCGATTTCGTTTTCGAGGAAGCGATTGATCGACCGGCGCAGTGCGTTCGTGCGGGTGCGGGTGGTGGAGCGCATGGTGATCACTCCGCCGTTGCCGCAGCACGATAAGTATCTGCAAAGCGCGCCTCGCGGTGTTCGCGGCGGCGCTTGTCAATGGCTTGCTGCAGCACGGGCGGCACAGGGCGCAGCGCGCGTTCGTCTATCCATTCAAGGGCGCGGTGGGTGTTGGCGCCGTGCCCGCCATGTTCCTGCGCGACCGAGGCGATGGGGAGGATGCCACAGCGAACCTCCCCATGCAGAAATTCGGTGCGGCCAAAGATCATGCCGACAAAGCCGGTTGTGCGTTCCTGGACAAAATCGCCAAGGGCAAAACTTGTTATCGTGTCTGTCAAATCAGCCTCCATCATCAAAGAAGGATGGCTGAATAATGTTAGCTATGGCTGACAGTCAACAGAAAATGTTAGATGAAGCTGACATTGCAGCCGACATGCTGGCGCGGCATGATGCAAAGCCAAGGATTTGCGGGGGATTTCAGATGGTCGACCTGTTCTATTTTTTCGTGTGGCTGGCGGTGGCTTTTGTGATCGGATCGCGCGCCGGGACCAAGAACCGCAATGTCGGCGCGTGGGTTGGTGGCTTTATCGTGCTTGGAGTCGTCTGCTTTTTGTGGGCGGTTTCGGTGCCGGGATCGTCGATCGTCGCCTTTGTGGTGTCGCTGCTTCCTGTTGTCGTGTTGTTGGCATTGCGCGCTGAAGGCAGGAATGACGAGCGGGCCTGCCCGATCTGTGCGGAGGTAGTGAAAACGGCGGCGGTGAAGTGCCGCTTTTGCGGGGCAGAGCTGACTGCCTGACAGGCTGGTTCAGCCTAGTTCGTCTGTGCGCATGATGCGGTGCAGGCGCATCACCATGTTTTTGGGATAGCGGAAGGTCAGCGGCGGGTTGAACTGCTGAAATTCGAAATAGTCGGGTCCGCGTTTGACCAGGCGTTTCACCATCACGCGTACGACATTGTCCTGATTATCCTCTTCCCCGCGCATCTGGACGATCACATAATCGCCGATCGCGGCAGGGCGCCTTGCATCGACATAGACCAGCTCACCTGGTTCAAAGCGCGGATCCATCGACTGGCCGGTGATGTACAGGCAGTACACATCCTTGCGGTTTTTGAGGGCTGCCGGGCGAATGCGCTGTTCGATCTGGTCGGTCACCGCAAGCAGCATCGATTCGATCATGTGCGGGTGGCCGTTACCGTCGACGGGCTCATCGGCGCCCTCTGCTGTGCCGAGCACGGGCAGGTCGGGCACTTCGCCCTGTGCGCGGGGCACAGAGGCAAACAGATCGGCGGGGGCAGGGCGATAGTCGCTTTGCGGTGTCTGGAATGCTGACATCGGCACGGGCTGTGCGCCTGACTGCAGCGCGTGAAATTGTGCCATGGTCAGGCCGATTGCGCCGACGACTCGCTCCAGCGTATCGGTGCGCGGGGTTTTGCCGCGTCGCAGATCCTGAAAGAAAGATCGGTTGACGCCGGCTTTCACCGTCCAGCCATTTTCGGTCAGGTCGGCAGGCTTCAATGCCATCAGTGCGTCGTAAAGCGCGGGATTTCCGGCAGTTTCGTCCATGTTTGCTATATCGCACATTCGCGCTGCTTTCGCCATGTGCGCTATGGCTAACATTTTCTGCTTGCCATGTTTGCTAAAGCTGAATATCCAGCGGCCCCCATGGACATCCTGAATTTCATCCCGAACGATCGCCAGTTACTGGAGAGCATCGAAGCGTTCATCGCCCGGCACAACATGGCGCCGACGCGTTTCGGGCGCGAAGCGGCGAATGAACCGGCCTTTATCCAGTCGCTGCGCGACGGGCGGGCGGTGACGCTGAAGACTGCGAATCGGTTGGTGGCGTTCATGAAACAACATGACGCGTTACTTGCTGCAGATGCGGCAGAGGCGTCTCCCGATAATTCACAAGGCAATATCGGCGCGGCTGATTCCACCCCGTCGCCGATCCCCCAGGGGAGCGCGACGCCCCCGGGTCGCCCCCCTGCCGCTGGTGTGTGTGGAGCCGAAGGCGTGCCAGCGGCACAAACTTCGTCAGCGGCAGGGCAGGGCTCGGCAGGTCAAGGGGTGGCGGCATGAGCACGGCGCGTGACATCAACCTTTCACCGTCACAGCTGGCGTTGAAGCTGGCGACGCGGGAGGCGTTCAAGGCGGCGGGCGGTCAGGATTTCTGTGCATCCGAACTGGGCTGTGCGCAATCGCGGCTGTCGGATTATGCCAGCCCGAACACCGGCGATTTCATTTCGATCGACAAGGTGCTGATGGTCGAGGCGCTGGGCGCTGGCAAGGCTGGACACCCGCATATTACCCGCGCGTTGGCACGGGCATCGGGTGGCGAGTTTCTTGATCGGTCCGCCGATGATGGCGAGGCTGAGGCGCTGGATGTTCATCTTCCGCGCTTTGCCGCTGAGGCGGGCGACCTGATACGCCATCTGGCGCAGGGTGTTGCGCTTAAAGGCCGGTTGACCACGCCGCAACTGCACGAACTGAACCGTCAGGTCGTCGAAACGCTCGACGCGCTGCTCGCACTATATGGCGACCTGAATGATGTGCCAGCGGGAACGCTGGTCAGCCGCCAGCTGGAAATGCCGCTGGCCGCCGCGGCCTTGATACCCATCCGCCGCACCGACAGCAGCTGAGGCACGGGACCTGCATCAGCCAAAAAGAGCAACTTTAGAATTCAAGGTCCCCCAATGTCTTCACCCCCGAAATTCCAAACCGACGAGACCGCGACAGGCGAGTTCCGTCCGGTCAGCATCGAACGCATCCGCCAATGGGTGGCACTCGCAAAGCCGAATGCGCGGATCGAATATGGCCGCGGGCGGCATCTGAAAGAGGCTTGTTCGCATGCGCTTGGCGAATGGATGCGCGAGGTGCTTTCAGAGCGTGGCTATGTGACGCTGCACCAGATCCCCGCCGAACGCGGGATGCATTATATCGCGCAGCGGACGCAGAAGCCCTTTGTGAAGGGAACGGCGCTGTGAGGGGGGGGGCTTTAGCTTCCGCCGCGCAGATCATTGCGTGGGCAGATCGCGAAGTGCGGTTAAGGACAGGTCCGGCAAGGCCGTATCGGGGACCTTATCCGGATCGGTCGGGTCCAAATTTGGCGCAGGCCGACATGGTGGCCGCTGTGGCTGATCGGCTGCAACGAGGGGCCGAATCATGAGCGCGCTGAATTTTCTGACCGCGCGTTTTGTGCAGGGTGATGTGCATGCTGTCAGCGCCGTCGTGGTGCGCGCGCTTGTGGATGAATGCGGGGTGCGCCGTCCGCTGCGCCCTCTGGATGCGGATGCGATGGCATTGCGGCTTTCCGAAGATTTGCGGCTCGACAGCCTTGACCAGGTATTGCTGGCAGTGGCGATCGAGGATGAGCTGAAGGTTGAAATCAGCGACGGGGCGCTCGCCGAAGCGCGCACCATCGGAGATTTGATCGCCACGGCGTGTGCCGCCCTTTCAAGCCGACAGAAAGAGGTGGCGTGATGGACATGCTGAGCTTTCTGGCGGGTGGCGCGGTGGTTTTCATCGCCGAGCTGCTGATTATCACCTTGGTCATCCTGTTTATCGCCAACCGTACATTTCCCGACAACAAAGGAGAGGATTGATGTGTTTGCAGATTGCAACATCGCGCCATGGTGCGCGCGCATTTGCCGCGGGCAAGGTCGCGCATGTGGGCACACCGCCGGTTGCCGCCTTTGATACCGATGAACCGTTGAACATTTATGGCAGCTGGCAGGCCGATGGCATTGCCGTGCTGACGGTTGTCGAAGTGGTGCGGCGCGGCGTGTTTCAGCGGACGATGCGAGTGCCGGCACGCAGGCTGGCGCGCATGGGTGCCGCCGCCCGTCGGGCGCTGAACGCCGGTGATATCGGCAGCCCTACTCTGATGGCTGAAGGCACCGAATTTTTGCGGGGTGAACTGCGCGCGATCGAGCGGGTGGCGAACCAGATGCTGGCGCAGAGGGAGGGTTGAGCGATGGCGTTTGAAACAATCGATTTTGTCGGCAAGCCGAAGGCTGAAGCAGTGCCAGCGCATGGCGTTCGACTTTCCACGCGTGTTGTTCAGCGCTCGGCCAAAGTGGGGGGGGGGCGCAGCGCAGTATATCAGGCTGCAGATAGGCCGGGATCTGGCTCGCAAGATAAGCCTGAGTCAGGCTGCGCATCGCGTCCGATTGTTGTTTGGAACGGGCAGCGATGCAGGGAAACTGCAGCTTTCCGTGGACAACGAAGCTGGAAACTTTGCGGTCAAGCGCAACAAATCGGGTGGCTATTCACTGACTATCAATTCGCAGACCGCCGATGGTCTTTTTTCGCTCCAGTTTCCGGCATTTGCGGTCGAACGCTGCGAGGCTATCCGGCCCGAAAATGGCAAACCACCCCATTTTGTATTCAACGCCAGCGACGAAATGTTGCGGGTTGATGATGATGCCTGACACCGCCGCCGAACAACAGGCCGAACGCTTTGGCATGGTGCTGGCGCTGACGCCGGTGCTGGCGGGTTTTGAGGCGCTGGTTGCCTCCGACAAATCCGACGCTGACGGCGATGAACCATCGCACCTGATCGAGGCGACGGAAGTGAAATTGTGGCTGCGCAGGCTGAACGAGCGGTTGGCGATGATCGGGCAGGGGATGCACCTCATCGATCCGCCCGAAGCCAATGAGGAAAAAGAGGGAAGGGATTAAGCGTTATGGCAAAGGCCAAGGTTCAGGAACAGGACACGCCACCGGTTGCAGATCCGCGCCCGATGGCGGTGCGGGTGCAGGCATCGGTGCTGAAAGCGGCGCTGGATCAGCTGGACGCGGTGATCGAGGCGAGGGTGACGGTGCCTATTCTGTCGCACGTCATGCTGGTGGCGCGCGATGGCATGATCAATCTGGCCGGCACCGATCTGGATATTCACGCAACGATTGTGATTGCTTCTGATCTAAACGTCGACGAGCGCAAAGGGTGGAGCAACTTTTCCTGCGCGGTGCAGGCATCCTCGCTGCGCGCGATTGCGGGTGAGGTGGAGAGTGAAGGCACGATGTTGCTCACCCTTGCGGATGACCGGTTGACGGTAACTGCGGGCAGGGCGCGCTGGACGCTTGGCACCTTGCCGCTGGAGGATTTTCCCGGCTTTCCCATTTTCACACCCGAAGGGGCGTTTGAAATATCGGCGTCGCAGCTGCTCGATGCGCATGCGGGGGTGGAATTTGCGATCTCCAACGAGGAGACGCGCTATTATCTGAACGGCATTTTCATGCATCCTGTCGACCTGGCGCTGAAATTTGCGGCGACCGACGGGCACAGGCTTTCAGTGAAGGCGATCGACGGGCCTGATGGTGCGGCCAGCTTTGCCGAGGTGATTGTTCCCAAAAAAACGGTGAAGCTGATCGACAAATTGCTGGCGGCGAAGGCCAAGGCGGATTCGGATGCCAAGGGATCGGTCGATCCGGTGGTTGTTGAATGCGCAAAGGACAAGCTGCGGTTTTTGATCGGCGATGCAGAGATCATCAGCAAGGTAATCGACGGGCAGTTTCCTGATTACCGGCGCGTCATTCCGTCGGAGGAGATGGTGACCGCGTCGTTGCGGGTCGAGCGGCGGGCGCTGATGGCGGCGATCCGGCGGGTGCGGGTGCTGGCTTCGAAAGAGTCGTCCGCGGTCAAATGCAGCATCTTTGCCGAAAAGATCGTGCTGGAGGTGAAGAGTCCCGAAACCGGCACGGCGACCGAGGAAGTGCCCGCATCGGCGGATGGCATTGGCGACACCGCCGTGCTGGGTTTCAATCATAAATATTGGATGGATGCGCTATCCGCGATCGGTAGCGACGAAGTGATCCTGCGCTTCGCCGCGGGCGATGCCAGGGGGCCGGTACGTATTGAGCCATGGGTCGATGGCGGGGCGGGTGACGGCCTGATTCAGGTTTTGATGCCGGTGCTGGTGTAATGACCGACGCGGATATCCTTGCAGCGGTGGAGGCCGAGTATCAACGGGCGCTTCGCCGCGGGGATCGTGCGGCCGCCGCCAGCTGGTGGGATATCTATGGCTGGCTGTCGGGCGGAATGATCCGCGGCGAGGTGGATTTCACCAGCTGGCGGGCGCTGGTGCATGCCAGTTATTACCAGTTCAATTCGGTGGTGGAAAAGGCCTGTCTGGGCGACAAACCGCCATCGCCCGAAAGGCGGGCAGAGGCCGCGCATCATGCCAAGGCGCTTTACGCAGTGCGGTTTAGCCTGGACCGGCAGATAGACACGAATGCGGCCTGTGCGGAAATTGTGGCGCGGGTGCCAAGGCCTGTTGCAGCCGTGGCAAGAGCGCCATCGCCGATGGTTCCTCCCCCGCGCAAAGCCGCGCCTGTCCAGCAGGGGAGGTTGATCTGATGGGCGATGGTTTTCGCGAGATTGCTGAGCGGCAAATGCAGGAATCTTTGGCTTGCGCGATTGATAGCGCGTTTTCAGATATCGGTCCGACTGCGCCGTCGCGGGTGGCGGTGTATCGCAAGGCACACGAGCTGCGCGAACTGGCGCGGCGGGCGGAGGAATTTACGACAGCGGGCCCCAGCCTGAACCTGACGCTTGCGGAGCAGCAATTCCGCAAAATGGCGAAGCTGTTGGGGACGGCGGAATGACGCAGCAGCCCGACAGTCGCACCCGCATCGACGATATCAAGCGGATGAATCCGATCGAGGAAGTGATCGGTAAGGTTACTACGCTGTCCAAAGGGCAGAAGCCGCGGGGGAAGTGCCCGTTGCACGGATCCAATAGCGCCAGCCTGGCAGTGGACATCAAGAAACAGACGGCGACCTGCTATGGCTGCCAATGGCATGGTGATGTGATCGGCTTTGTGATGGCGCATCAGGGCCTCGATTTTGCCGGCGCTGTTGAGCATCTGGGCGGGGCAAAGCCACTGGCAGCTGAGTCCAAAACCACGCGCGAACGCAATCCGTTTCAACGGAAGCCGCGCAACCTGATCGACAGCATCGATGCCGGGCGCTGGATGTGGCAGCATGCGCTGCCTGATGAAGATGCCGCGCGGCGCTATTTTATCGGGCGGGGGGTGCCGATTCCGGTTTTGACGGCCGCGCGGGTGCTGCCATTCCGATTTCTGGCCGAATGCCCGTTGATGGCGTGGGAAGAGGGAGCCTCGCCGCGCAGCGGCTTGCACAATCCGGCACTGGTCGCGCTGATCCGCAGGCCGGAGCTGGTCGACGGCATGCTGCAGTTCGTACCGATCGGGTGCCACGTCACCTATTTGTCGCCCGATGGTACCGGCCCGATGCGGCGGCGCATGCCCTGGGCGAAGCCTGACCAGGACCCGTGGTTTCCTAAGCGCAAGATGTTTGGCGGCAGCAAGGGTGGCTGCATCCTTTTGGGTGAATATTGGAAGTCGGCCCCGCTGTTTGTGGGTGAGGGGAATGAGACGGTGCTGTCTGGCATGGCTTTGCATGATGCGGTGGAGGATGCGGTGGGTGTCGCCACGCTGAGCCTCGACACGTTGCAAGGCAGGGTGAAGAAATGGCGCGGGGGCATCTGGCCGCTGTTCGATATTCAGCCTGATCCGGAAGCGCCGCCTTTTGTGATCGAAGGGCATAGGGGACTGGTGACCGGCTTGATCGATTCCGACATGGCGCCGCTGAAGGGGCCGCTGGATCAAAGGACTGGGGATTTTACGGGCGAACCGGTGGTTGAGATCAAGGGTGGCCCGATCGTGCGCCGTGCGATCACCGGGGCCGAACGGGCGCGGATTTGTGGCGAGTTGATCGTCAAGGGCTGGCGCACCGCCGGCGTGCACCAGGTGCGCGCGATGCGCGCCGCAACCGGCATGGATTTTAACGATATGACGGCGAAAGGGGTCGCGGCATGACACCGGCACAGCAGGCGCATGTCGATGCCATATTGCAGGGGCAGCCTCGTCTGGGCAACCGGGCGATATCGCGGATTGTGGGGCGCGGGGTAACCGACGGTGCGGTTGGCAAAAGGCGCAAGGCGCTGGGCATCCCTTCCAACGGATGGAAGGGGCGGGCATGAAGGACGAACTATCCGGTCGCCGCGACCCCAGCCATGGCCATTCGAAAGAGCTGCTGATCGGCTTTGTGCGGCGGGTGAAGGATCTGCGCCAGCAGGTGCGCGATTTGAACGCCGACAAGGCCGATGTGAAGAAGGAGGCGCGCACCGCAGGCTTTGATTCCACCAAGATCGAGGAAGTCGTTCGCTGGATGGAGAGATGCGAAAAGCACGGTCAAACCGAAATGGAAGAGGCCGAGGCGTTGTTTGATCTGTACCGCGATGCCGTGGCCGGCAAGGGCATGGATTTCGATGAAATCATGAACGATGCCCGCGATCGCGCGCTCCTGAAAAAATTTGCACCGGATGATCAGACGGTGCCTGCCGCACCCACCCGCAAGGTGAAGGCCGCGAGCAATGCGCTCGCCTATGCCGCCGTCAACCAGATGCTTCGGGGTGACGGATGAGTGGTTCACGCAGAGGCGCAGAGGCGCGGAGGAAAGCTGCCCCAATGCTGCCTTTCCCCCAAAAGTTCAAATCTGGCGATCGGGTTGAGTTTGAAGACCGTAATGGTCGGCTGCGTCAGTCAACCGTGTACGATAATGCGCCGGTCGAATGGTATGGGCCCGGCTTTGTGCATGTTTTGTCACCATGGCTGTCGATTAATTTTGTTACAGTTCCGGAAAATAAGCTCCGCGTCTCTGCGCCTCTGCGTGAGTCTGGCGAGGTTGCAGCATGAGCGGTGCGGGCGTGGAGATTGCGGTCGAAGATCCGCTGCGGATGGCTTGGTATGAGTGCAATGATTATGGCAATGCCCGTCGCGCGCAGGATCTGGCCAAGGGTCTGCTGAAATGGGTCGACGACAAATATTGGTCGGCATTCGATACCAAGCGCTGGTCAAAGCGGGAGGGGGCGTATCGCGCCCGCGCGCTGGCGCACCAGGTGGCGAAGCATATCCACCTCGAGGCGGCCGAGCTGGGCAAGCTGATCGGCGACTTGAAAAAGCCCGATGAGGCGGCATTGCACGAACGTTTTGGCGAATGGTGCAGTGGCGAGATGGCGGTCGCGCGGCTCGATATGCTGCACAAATGGGCGATGAAATCGGGCAATGCGGCGCAGACCAACGCGATGCTGACGCAGCTGCGCGATTTTGATGCGATGCGGGCGTGGAGCGAGGATTTTGACGTCGATCCGCTGACCTACAATGTCCAGAACGGCACGCTGCGTTTTCGCAAGCAGGATGGCACCGGCCAATGGACCTGCCTGTTTCAGGAGGGCCATGATCCGACCGACATGCTCGCCCAGATTGCCAACTGGACCTATGATCCCGTGGCCGCATGCCCGATGTGGGAGGAGCGGCTGCGGCTGATCCAGCCTGACGATGAGACCAGGGCGGTGTTCCCGCGCATGTATGGCCAGACGCTGACGGGTCTGACCGACAGCGAGGAATTTTACGTCCATAAAGGGCGTGGCGGCGACGGCAAATCCAAGACCAACGAGGTGTTGGCCGAGGGGCATGGCGATTATTACCGCCATGCCGCGGTCAAAACCTGGCTGCAGGCAAGTTTCCAGCGATCGGGGGCCGAGCATCGGCGCGATCTGGTCGACCTGTCGGGCGATGTGCGCTTTATAGTATCGGAAGAGCCGCCGCGCAATGCGACCTGGGATGGCGAATTACTGAAGCAGTGGACCGGTGGCGGCAAGATTACCGCATTTCAGGCGGGGGCATCGGAGCCGGTGATTTTCAAGCCGCGGGGCAAGCTGTTTGTCGAGGTCAACCCTACACCCAACATGCCCGGCGATGACAAGGGTTTCCGGCGGCGTTTCCGCCTGACCCAGTGGCTGGTCGACCTGTCTCTCATCCCCGGTGGATTTGAAGCGCCTGCCGAGTTGCACGCGCGGTTGATGACTGAATCGAGCGGCATCCTGAACTGGATGATCGCGGGTTGCCTTGAATGGCTGGGCGACAGGCGTGTTCCGGTACCGGAACGCGAACTGGAAGGTCTTGCCGATTTCTGGGCCACCGGCAATCCGATGGGCGAATGGCTGGCCGAGGAATGCGACCTGACCGACCGCGATGCCGAGACCGGCTCCACCGTGCTGTGGAATGCCTTCAAGGAATGGATGGCGCGCAGCGAGCTGGATGAGGATGCGGTGAAGAAGTGGAACACCACCCGCTTTGGCCGCGAACTCGGCCAGCGCCAGATTGTCGGCAAGAAGGATCGCAAGGGAAACAAGGTTCGCCGCGGGATAAAGCTGCGTCGGGTTGGTTCGTTGGATTACGCGACAGTTCAAGGGATGGAGGGCGGGGTCAATGGCGGCGCGACAGCGACGCCCGACGCACATTCCGGAAGCGATGCAGCCGACCTTGACGACTATTGGGGAGGGGATCGCTGATGCCTGCCGACCACAAGATGTTGGGGACGGACAGTGACGGACGGTTGGGCGAAACTGTCCGTCATTTTGGAAAGAACGCGCGCTCGCGGTGGTGTGCATCATCGGCTCTGCGCAGCCCTGCCGTAATGACGGACGGTTTTGAAGGACGGTTGACGGGTTGGTTTCGCGTAACTGTCCGTCCGCAAGAGGCGCAGGAAAGCAGGGGTAACGGATAGTGACGGACAGTTACGGATGGTTTTTAATAGGTGTGCCTTCATGTGCGCGCACCCCCGTATGCGGAGAGCGGTACCTTAACCGTCCGACTGTCCTTCACTGTCCTTCAAACAATATCTTGATTTTAAGGGGGTAAGCAGATGGTAGCGATCTATCGCAGTGAAGTAGTTCAGGCGCGTGAAGGCCTTGGTGGTGCGGCGCGGCCATGGGAGCGGACAGGCTCGATCGATGTTGAGCAGCTGGTGACATGGGCTTTGGCAGACCAGATGGTGGAACGGTTCGAAACTGCGGGGCTCTATGCCATTGAGGCAGAGGCGGCGGGCTATGCATCCAGTGGCATGGGTGGCTGCGGTGTGGGCAAGATGATGCAGATTGGCCACCTTGGTTGTCGGGTTGATACGGGTGGTGTTCGGATATTCGATGCGGTGCATCCGGTCGCTTATGCCGTGGCCTCTGCTTTGCAGCATATCGATGGGGCTGATCGGGTGCGCTATCATGGTCGTGCAGGCACTCGACCGACCGAGTGGGTAGAGCCGCAGCACAAGGCGCGGGCCTCGGTTTGGGTCAAGCCATGGGTTGAGGCGCAGGTGGAATATGAAGGGCCGGGGCGCAAGGGTGGATATTGCCCTGTCATCATCCTGTGGGATGAGGGGCGACGCACGCGTGGTCAAAAGCTGTACCGTGAATGGTGGACCGCGCTCACTGATCTTGCATGGGTGCTGTCGACACAGGCGCTGGGCTTCATGGTCACACCGCCGTCCGCGCCGCCCGAGCCTTGGATAGCGGCTCACAAGGGGCAAGGCGGGCAGGCCCACCCCCGGCACGGGTCCTCCCAGCCCCTCCAAACCTAATGGGGTGCGGCAGCGCGGGGGTCGCGGGTTTTGTGAAAATTTTTGGAAGTCGCGGTTTTGATTGGCTTTTTTATTCGGTTCTGAGGGTGTGAAGTGGGATTGATTGTAGACCTGAATGAGTTTTCCGAGCTGTGCGGGGTCACGGCGGAAACCATGCGGGCGCATATCAAGTCGCTGACCGAGGATCCACTGTGGATGATCAAGCGCGGGACGCGCGGGTCGGGTTACGAGATTGATGCTGAAGGCGGGGTTGCCTGGTGGAAAGACAAGCGGGCAAGTGAGGAAACTGCCAGTGCCGATCGGCGCGCTCAGTTGGCGCAACTTCGGCTCGACCTGCTGGGTGATGCGGTTGAAGACGAAGAACGGCTTGGTCTGTCTGGTAGGCAACGGCTTGACGATTATGCCGCCGCGCTGAAGCGGATCGAACTCGGCAAGGCGATGGGGCAGCTGATAGAACGCGGGCCTCTGGAGGCGGCATTATCGGCTGCTGCGGTTGAGCATCGCCGCGTTTTGCAACTGATCCCGGGGCAGATGATGGCGGAAACGGGATTATCAAATGCAGATGCGGCGAAGCTGGAAGCGCTGCTCGGCAAAGCTATAGACGATTTCTGGAACAAACAGTTCATGCCGCCCAAACCGGCATCGTCTGGCCATGCTTGATATTGGGCAAAATCAGCCGCTGGAATTTACCGCTGCCCTTGCTGTCGTTGGTGAATGCCTGTCGGGGATGCGGTTTCCGGAAAAGGTCAAGGTCTCTGTAGCGGCGCGACGGCATCGTGTGCTCAACAATCCGGGGGCCTATAGCGGGCCATGGGGTGAGGGTCCCTATTTTACCGATCATCTGGATCGGCCGATGGATTGCCTGATGGCGGAATCACCCTATCGCGAAGTCGCGGTGATGGGGCCCAGCCAGGTAGGCAAGTCAGAGATCGGTAATAACTGGCAGCTGCACAAAGCCATTTACGATCCGTCGGACATGATGTTCCTGATGCCCGATCGCACCAGTATCGACAGTTACATCAAAACGCAGTTCAACAAGATGATCGAGCTGACCCCTGAATTGTCGGAAAGGCTGATCAACGATACGATCAACCTGAAACAGTTTCGCGGGCTGGACCTGCATTTCCTGTGGCCAGTTGGTTCGAGCTTTCGTGCACGGCCGATTCCCTGCGGTCGTCTGGATGACAGCGACGAATTCCCGACTGATATCGGTGACCAGGGCGATGCCGTGTCGTTGCTTGCCGGACGCATGGGCAGCTTTGAAGCCTATGGCCGGACGATGATGTATATCAATTCGACGCCGAAGCTGGGGCCGGGCGCGGGGATTGAGGCGTTGGTGGCAGTGGGGACCGACGAGCGTTTTTATGTCGATTGCCTGCAATGCGGTGATCCGTTTGCGCTGTATTTTGACCGGCTCGATTATGAAAAGGCAGGTACACCGGAAGATGCCGCGACTAGCGCCAAGGTAGTTTGTCCGTCGTGCGGTGGCATTCACATGCCGGGGGAAAAGCGGCGGCTGCTTGAAACCTATCGCTGGGTTGGCAAGGGTGAGAAGGCGGAGCCTCGCAGCGAATATCTATCGGGGAAGACGGGTGAGCTGCTGCCCAATTTGCGAGCCTCGTTTAGGTTCGATGGCTTGTTCGGATTTCGCAGCTGGGCCGATATCGCCCGACGGGCGCGGGCGGCTGAAATCAGTTTCGAGATGGAGCAGGATGAAGGCCCGTTAAAGGCATTTGACCAGACCATCGTTGGACGCAACTTTAGGCCGCGACAGCAAGGTGAAGAACCTGTCAGCGAAGATGAATTGGTGAAGCGCGCGAAGGCCAGCCCATACCGGATGGGTGAAGTTCCCCCAGGTGTCCGCGTGCTGGTGGCATCGATCGACCAGCAAGGTAACCGGTTTGAAGTTTCGGTATGGGGTTTTGGATGGGGCTTTCGTGCATGGCTGATTGATCGCTGGGCCGAATTGACAATCGAGGAAAATGGACGGCAGCGCCCGCTCCGCCCGTTCAAAAATGTCGAAGACTGGTCAGTCATTCACAGCAAGGTGATGGCGAAAAGCTATCCCATGGCGGGTGCGCCCAATTTACGAATGAAGATTTTCAATACGGTGGTTGATACGGGTGGTCTTGATGGCGCCACCGATAACGCCTTTGAGTGGTGGTATGCGATGGTCAAGGGTGACGCTGGATCAGGCCGCGCTGCTTTGCCGGCAACCGCGATCACGCTGTTAAAGGGTGGTAATAATCCAAAGGCCAAGTTGCTACCACCTCCCACAGTCGATGCGAAGCGCCAGATCAAAGGGGTAGAACAGGCCGAGATGTATGTTCCAAACGTCAGCCGTTTCAAAGATATTGCCAATGTGCGGTTGAATCGGCGCGATGATGGGCCGGGTTATATCTCCTTCCCTTCTGATATTCCGCACGAATATCTGGCCGAGTTGCGCGCCGAGTACAAGAATGGGGATCAGTGGGAACGTCCGCAGCATACGGCCAATGAAACATGGGATCTGTATATCTACGCCTATGTTGCGATTGTCCGCTTTGGCGGGTCTGATGCCAGCCTATCCTGGGTTCCTGAATGGGCACGGCCACCCAGGGACGCGCCAGCAAAGATTGATCCGCCTGCCATATCATCGCAGCCTGTAAGTGATGCGCCGAAGGTGGTTTCGGTACAGCGACCGTCGGCTCCACCAAGGGCTGCGACTCCACGCCGGCGCGGGGTTCGATCGGTGCGGGCGCATTAGGCGTGAAAAAATAGTTTCGCAGAATGCTTGACAATTTTTGAATTAGTTGACAGTCACTCAATCATTCCATCGTTGTGCCCGAATCAGACCCGCTCCGGAAATGTCCGCAGCGGGGTTTTTTATGCCCGGATTCGGGGCAGTGATTTTGACCTAACCATAATCTGACAGGACTGACCGATGGCGCTTTCAGCCGCCGCGCTTGCCAACAAGCAGGCGCGGATCGATTCCTATTATGCTGCAGAGACGGCAATCCTGCGCAACCAGGAATATGAGATGGCCGATGGTCGCCGCCTGGTGCGTGCCGACCTGAAAGAGGTGCGCGCGGCGATCAAGGAACTGGAAGCCGAAATTAATGGCGGAAGCTCTACCCCCGTCGTTCGTGGTCGGGCACGGGGCGGCAGGATTATGAGTCGCTGATATGGCCAACTGGATCGACCGGACCATAGCGGCGATTTCGCCGGCAGCCGGTGTGCGCCGGATTGCGGCGCGGGCTGCACTGGAACGAACCACTGCGCTGACCAGCCCGACCGAAACGCGTGAGCGGATTAGCGGGCCCGGTGGATATCGCGGGGGGCGGAGCGATCGGCGGGCGACATCAAACTGGTCAAGCCGCCCGCGTTCGGCAAATGCCGACGGGTCACAGCGCAAAACATTGGTTGGCCGGTCGCGCGATGCCGCGATGAATTTGCCGCTGGCGACGGCGGCGATCGACAGGCGCGTGACCTATACCGTCGGCACAGGCATGATGGCTATTCCGCAGCTGGATGCCGAGCGACTTGGACTGGTCGAAGAGGACGCAGCAGCACTGACTGCGCAGATCATGCGCGACTATGACCGCTATATGTCGTCGAAGGATCCGGATGCCGAGCGATCAGCCACCGGATATGAGCAGCAGGAAATTGTTCTGCGCGGCAGGCTGGAAACCGGAGATATTCTTGGCATTCGCGTGATGCCGCAGGCCGCGACGCAACCAGGCAGATTGTCGGAGACTGCATGGAAGCTGATCGAGGGTGACCGGATCGTTTCACCGAACGGGCATATCGAAGGTGAGAAACACACCAAATTTAATGGTGTGATCGTGTTCGGGGTTGAGCAGGACAGCTATGGTGCGGCGAAAGCCTATCATGTCCTGAAAAAGCCGCAGCAAAATGGTGCTCTGGGGCGCACTGCAGATGATACCGTGCGGATCCCGGCGTGGGGATCAAAATCGCCGTTGCCGAGTTCGGTGTTGGTAATGAAGAAAACCCGGCCAGAGCAGGCGCGGGGTATTCCGATACTGGCGCCGGTTCTGGAAACGCTCAAGCAAATCAGTGATCTGACTGAAGCTGAACTGTTTGCAGCGGTGATGGCAGCGATGCTGGCGATCGTTTACAAGTCGCCCGGTGCAGCAGCTTTACCCGAGGCGGATTATGGCAGCGGCGATATCGTCCAGTCAGACGGCCCATCACCTGAAACCTTAGCGACGCAACAGCGTAGCGATTACCGGCTTGAATCGGGAACGGTACTCGAGCTTGACACCGATTGCGAAGTCGATGTCAAAAGCCCAGGCCGCCCCAATCCGGCGTTCGATCCGTTTTTTCAGGCGCTGGCCAAGCAATTGGCCGCGGCGCTGGAAACACCGGTCGAGGTGTTGCTGCTGTCGTTTGAAGCCAGCTATACCGCCAGCAAGGCCGCGCTCGAGAATTTCTACATTCTGGTGCGGCGCGAGCAGGCCAGTCTTTCGTCGCACTGGTGCGATCCGCATTATCAGTGCTGGCTGTGGGAACAGGTTGCCCGTGGGCGTTACCCGCAGATCGGGCCTGACTTTTTCGACAATGCGGAGATCCGAGCGCTGTGGAGCGATGTGCGCCACCAGGGCGACGGCAAGATTTCGCTGAACCCGCAGCAGGAAGCCAAAGCGTTCGAGATTTACGAAGCGCATGGCTGGGCCACCGGCGAGCAGATTACCGCGATGCTGTTTGGCGGCGATTATGCCGCGAACGTCACCAAGCGTGCCGGCGAGCACAGGGCGTGGGTCGATTCCGGACTGCCGGTACCGAACGCCAAGGGTGGCGGCAATGCGCCGGCAGCGGAGCATGAAGCGCCTGCAACTGGCGGCAATGACAATGGAGACGATGATGGCGAGTAGAGCTTGGTCCAGGGCTTCGATAATTTCGCGCCTGTTTGGCACGCCGCTGGCTGTACTGCCTGAAACAGCGGCCATAGTGCTTGGCGCTGTTGGGCCTAAACTGGACGTCGGCCAGCTGTTTGTGGCGCCGACGGGTGCCGCTTTGTCGATCGATGAAATGCGGTCCATGGCAGCTGCAGAAGTCAACCGTCTTGAAAGTGTTGGCCCGACTGATCGAGCAGCGCCGTTGCATCGCGCCAATCGGCTTGGTTTCGTTTTCAATCGCGTGATGCATGTGCCGATCCGTGGTGAAACGGTTTCGGAAAATGATGGAGCGATAGGCCCGTCGAGCGGCTTTACCGGTTATGACGGTATCCGGGCGCAGGTGATCGCTGCAGATAAGGATCCGGAGATCGGCGGCATATTGCTCGATGTCGATTGCCCTGGTGGTGAAGTTGCCAGCCTTTTTGAGTTGGCCGATTTTCTGATGTCACGGCGTGGCACAAAGCCAATGCGGGCGATGATCCGCGATTGCGGCTGCAGCGCGGCTTACACAATTGCCGCCTGCGCCGATCCCGGGCAGGTGACGATGCATGCCCTGGGCCGCGCAGGTTCAAATGGCGTGATCACCATGCACGCCGATTTCTCCGAGCAGTTGGCGCAGGAAGGTATCAAGGTTCGCCTGTTTGCTTCTGGCACGCACAAGGCAGAGGGCAACCCGTTTGAGCCATTGCCTGAAGAGGTCGCTGCCCGGATTTCGGCTATGGTCGAAGTCTCTGCCTCTCGGCTGTTCAAGCATGTCGGTAAGGCCCGCGGTATGTCAGCTGAAGATATTCGTAAGCAGCAGGCACAAGTCTATTTCGGTGACGAGGCGGTGAAAGCCGGGCTCGTCGACAAGATCATGAGCTGGGACGATTCCATGCAGGAATTTGAGCAGCAAGTGAACGGTACGGCGCGCAGCCGCACTGCAACCGCCCCGTCGGGGGTAAGCTCATCGAAAGGAAAAGCTATGAGCACAGAAGCAACCGCACCGGCGGCGGAACAACAGCCGATTTTCACCCAGGCCCAGCTTGACCAGGCTGTGGCCTCTGCAAGCGCATCGGCTACCGCTGATGCCAATTTGGCGATGGCCAATTCTGAGCGCGCGCGCTTTGCAGCCCTTGCCGAACTGGATGGTGGCAGCAAGATTTCGGCAGAGATGGCAACGGCAATGGCCGAAGGCACCAGCGCAGGCGATTTTGCAATCGCACAGGCGAAGGCTGCGAAAGCCAAGGCCGGTGGTGCCCTTAGCAATGCGCGGGCAGATGCTGTCGATTCCAATGACCTGCCAGAAAGCGGCGCTTCGGCGGTTGCAGCTTCTGTCGATCAGCAGCCAACCAACCGCGGCGCGGCCTTTGTCGACAAGCGCAAGGCGGCAGCCGCAGCAAAGTAACCCAAAACCGCGCCGCGCCGGATTCCGGCGGGCCAGCCCATAGAAGCCGGGGCGTGGGCAGCCCCGCATCTGGAGAAATCCCATGTACGATCGAGCATCTTACTCGCAGGAAACTGCATATAATCCGAAGAACCTCCTCGCTGGTGGTACCGCCACCACGCGCAAGGTTACACTCGCCTCTGGCACTTTGCTGGCAGGCGCGGTCCTTGGTGCAATCCTTGCCGCCTCGGCAGCCACGGCGACTGCCGGCACGCCGGTTAGCGGCGTTGGTGGCACCGTGGGCAATGGCACTGTTTCGGCAGTCACCACCGACGATGGTGCAATGCCCGGCAATTGGAATCTGATTTGCACCGCCACGGGCGCAACTGGCAAGTTCAAGGTGGTTCGGCCCGATGGTTCGCTCGATGGTATCCTGACCATCGGCTCTGCCTATAATGGCGGAATCAATCTGACCGTTTCGGACGGTGCCAATGACTGGCTGGTCGACGATATCATCCCGATCACCGTCAGCTATGACGAGGCCGAGCTGGAATATAAGCTGTCTGTCGCTGCGGCGACCGATGGCTCGCAATATCCGGCACTGGTGCTGGCGCATGACGCCGACGCCAGCGGGGCGGCGCTCGAGGTGATTGCCTATGAAACCGCCAATGTTGTCGGCACCGCGCTGACGCTTGGCGCCGGGCACACCATTGCCAGCATCCGTGAAGGTCTGCGCCTGAAGGGTATCCTGATCGACGACTGAGCCGATCAATAATCGCAATCCGGGGATACGTCCCCACGCCCGCCTTGGCAGCTGCCAGAGCGGGTTTTTTTCTGGAGAAATTTCATGGACAATTATCAGACCTTCAGCACTGACGAGCTGATGCCGATGATCCCGAGCCTGTTTGTGCCGGGCAGCTTTCTGACGCGGGCGTTTTTCCCCGACATCGTCACCTTTGACACGGCGTTCGTCACTTTCGATCGCGTGCTCGATGACAAGCGCATGGCGCCCTTTGTGGCTCCGCTTGCCCCCGGCAAGGTGCATCAGCCGCGCGGATACCAGGTTGAAACGCTGGTTCCTGCATCGCTGAAACCGAAAAACCAGATCACCGGCAACGAAGTGCTGACCCGTCGTGCTGGCGAAGCCTTTGGCGGTGAAATGTCGGCAGCTGACCGTGCAGCGGCGATCCGCGAAGATTATCTGCTGTCGCATCAGGCAAAAATTATCCGTCGTTTCGAATGGATGGCTTCTTCGATCCTGCGTACCGGTTCGGTTACGCTGGTGGGTGATGACTATCCGTCGACCGTGGTCAACTTTGCGCGGGCCAACACGCTGACCAAGACGTTGCTGCTGACCGCCCGTTGGGGTGAAAGCGGCGTTTCGCCTTATGATGATGTGCAGGGCTGGATTGACACCGTTGGTGAGCAATCGGGCAGCGCGGTCAATATCGTCGTGATGGATAAGCTCGCCTGGGGCTATTACATCAACGATCCGAAGACCCAGAAAGCCCTCGATCGCACGCTCGGCCAGACGGCCGCCCTCACCCTTGGCCTGACGCCCACTGTACCAGGTGCGCCGACGTACAAGGGCACGGACGGCGGTGTCGAATTCTATGTCTATAACGACAATTATGAAGACGACACCGGTGCTGCAGCCAAGCTGATCCCCGATAACACCGTTATCATGGGCAGCCAGGGCGGCGTTGCGGGTGCGCAGATGTTTGGCGTCGTCCAGCATGCGTCGAACAATTATGGCGAAGGCCAGTTCTTCCCGCACAACTGGATCGACGAGAACACCGGTGCGGAATGGATTGAAACCATCACCGCCCCAATCCTCGCGCCGCGCCGCGTCAACGCCACCCTCTGCGCAACCGTCCGCTAAACAAGCGGTCGGTTCGTCAGGCAACGAACCTCTCCTGATGGCCGGGCGCAGTGCTCGGCCATCAACCCTGTTGGAGATTGAAAATGAAAAAAGTTGCAATTCTTATTGCCGCCAGCGAGCTGGTGCTTGCGGTGGCAAGTTCCGACACCGACGGCAAGCCGGTTATCCTTGAAGCCGGTGAAGAGCTGACGCCCGAACTGGCCAAAGCGCACAAGCTGAAGAAAGACGATCTGGATGACCTCGTCACCCGTGGTGTTCTGACCGAAGTATCTGCGCGCCTCGCCAGTGCATCGAATGCCATTGATCCGGCAGAGCTTGCCGCCGCCAATAAGCGGGCCGATGCGGCAGAGGCAAAGGTTGCCGAACTGACGGCCAAGGTGGAGGCTCTTGAAGCCGATCTGGCTGCCGCCACGGCGCCGGCGAAAAACGCCTAAGATATCGGGTGAAAGTCGGTGGCGGTGGAGAGCGCAGAGGATCTGGCAGGCTTCTTTGAAGAAGAAGAATTTGCCACGCCTGCGCGCTACACCGCGCCGACGCCCGGTGCATCGCCCGTTAGCTGCAGCGTGATCGTTGATCGCGGGCAGGGGCGGGCGACGCTGGACAATGCCCGGCAGCCGGTCGGTGCGCTGGATCGCAAGATACAGGCGCCCAACCCGCTGCTGACAAAGGTAGAGCGCGACGGGCTGTTCGAGCTGCTCGATAGCGCCACGCCGCCCAATGTTGTCGAAACGCTGAAAGTCGTCGGTTATCCCAAGCGGGATGAATCGGGCGTCTGGTGGCATGTCGACGTTGTGATCGTGGATTGATCGATGGCGCGGCTTCAACTGGGCAGTCGTTCTGGCGGGGCATCGGCCGCAGGTTCGAATTTTGGCGGCTTTTTGGTTCGGTACGATAGCCAACGCACCGTAGTCGAACTGGAAAAGCATCTGCAGGATGAGCACGGTATCATCCGTGATGCATCGATTTACGCGGTGGTGCACACTGTTGCAGAAATTAAAAAGCTGCTGCGTACCTATCTGGACGGGCAGTTTCGCCGATCGATGGTGCACGGCAATAATCACCGCCGCGCGTCCAATGCTGCGGTGCAGAGCAAGCGGTACAACGAGATCGCGGAAAAGGGCCAGTTCAGCGAACTGATCTATTCGAAGCTGGGTGACAATTCGCCATCGGGCTTTGTCGATTATCTGTTGCCGCTGGTGCGCGGGGCAACGATCCGCCCGGTGCGTGGAAACTGGATGAAGCTGGTTTCGACAAAGATGCGGATGATGGGAATTGCCGGTCTCAACTGGAAGGCTGGTTATTCACCGGATTCGAAGTCGAGCATTTTCTGGCGGCGGTCGGATGATGGCAAGAAGCTATTCCTGCTTCGCTCCTATGCGAAGAGCAGCCCGTCGATTGATGCTGGCAAGACCGAGTTGCTGGCGACGATGCCGGCAGAGATTGAAGTCAAGCCGCGGCTTCGCGGGATTGATACCATCGCACAGCGGCGCGAGCCGTTGTTTCTGAAGAATTTTGACGCGCAGCTGGGCGCAAGAACGGGGCAGGCCTGATGGCAAGTGTTGCTGAACAGATCCGTCTGGCGGTGATGGAAAAGCTGGATCTGTGCCTGGCAGAACTCGACTGGACCACGTTGCAGCGTAACCCGCGTGAAACCTTTGACGAAGCGCAGTTGAACGCGATCCTGATGCTCGATGGCGACGAAATGGAGCCTGACAGCCTAACCGGGTCGGTTGAGGATTCGTCACTGGAATTCATCGTCGGCTTGCTGGTGATGGAGGCGGATGGGCAGACGATTGAGCAGCTGCTCGATGCGGGATGGGTTTCGGTGTGCGACACTCTGGTCGACCCGACTGACATCCAGTTGGGCGGACTGGCAATCGACATTCAAAAGCTGGGCAAGACTGCGCCGTTGTATGGCCGCGCGGTCCAATCGGCCCGCATCGGGGCCGAGCAATATATGGAATTTCGCGTTCGATATCATGCCCGCGAGGGCGCTGCCTCCACAGTGGGGCCATAGGAAAGGCAAAAAAATGGCTGACGAAACCACTCCCGCACCGCGCACTGGCGATACCATCGTGATCGGCGCTGACGGCACGGCGACAAACATCGACCAGGAAGCGCGGGACAAGGCTGCTGCTGAAGCTTCGAAGGCCAATGCCCGCAAAACCAAAACGGCATCCACCGCAGCCGAAGGCGAAGGCGCGCCTGCGCCGAAGCTCGACTGAAACACCCTGAAGACAGGAGACTAAAATGTCTGATTTTCTGACCCGCAACCGGCTGCAGCTTGCCAAGGTGGAAACCACCTCCGGCACTGACGCGGCGCCCGTACCTGCTGATGACGCCGTCCTGGTGGAAGAGCCGCGTGCCAATCCGAATATGGAGTTGGAGCAAACCGATGAAGTCACCGGTTCGCTCGATAATGCTCAGTCGATTGTTGGTGGCGGCTATGCCGAACATACCGCGCGCTTTTTTGCCAAAGGCAGCGGCACACCCGGCACTGCTCCCGAATTTGCACCCTATCTGCAGGCAGCAGCCCTTGGCATGACCACGCTGGCGGCGGATTCCGCCGGCACCGCGCAGGCAGGTGCGGCTGGTACAATCACACTTGCCGCGGGTGGCCCGTCGGTCGACTTGACAGGCTTTGTCATCGAAACCACTGGTGGTACCGGCCCGGGGCAGACGCGCGTCATCACCGCGTATAATACCACCACCAAGGTTGCGGCGGTTTATCCGAACTGGACCGTAACGCCCGATGCCACCACGCAATATTCGGTGCGCGCCGGCAATTTGTTTGTGCCGGTCTCGACAGCGCTGAAGACTCTGACCAGCTATCTCTATCTGAAAAACAGCGGCAGCGGCGACGCGGTGCTGAAAAAGCTGGTCGGCGGTGCTGCCACCCTGTCATTCGCCATCCAGACCCGGCAGACGGGCAAATTCACCGCCAATGTTCGCGGCATGCTCGCTGATCCGGAAAGCGTTGCCAACCCGACGGGTGCGGTGTTTGACAGCGTGCGCCCGCGCCCGCTGCGCGATGCCGATGCGTTCCTTGATGGCGCGCAGGTGTGTTTCCGCAACCTGACGCTCGATTTCGGCAATGAGGTTATTCAGGGCGACTGCCCGGGTGCCGAATTTGGTTATGATCCTGCACGCGTCGTCAACCGCCGGATCACCGGGCGGATCAATCCGCAGATGCTGACGCTGGCGCAGCGCAACCCCTTTGCCGATCTGATCGCCGGCACCACGAAAAAGCTGTGGCTGAACTGGGGCGAAACGTTGGGCAACCGCGTGTCGATCTATCTGCCCTCGATCAGCTACACCGGGCATGAGGAAGACGACCTGGACGGCATCAGTGCCGATGGCCTGCCCTTCGATGTCAATGGCTTCGACAGCGGCGCGTACATCCTGTTCTATTGAGGCCTCATGAAACTTGACCTGACCCTTGACGGCGTGCGCTATGATTTCCGCACGCCGTCGGTTTACGATATGCCCGCCATCCGGCGGATGCTGACCAAGGCGCGGGTGCGCCGCCCCGCAGAGGCAGAGTTTCGCATTGCCGCGCTGGCCGGTGTCGATGCGATGGCAGAGGCGGTTTCGGATGCAGCGGAGGGCCAGCGGCAAAAGGCGCTGATCACTGATTGGTATGAACTGTCCGAGCCGCTGACCGAGGACCAGATCGACGAGCCGGATATGGAGTTGCGCGGCGAGGAATTGAAACGGCAGCTGGCCGAACGGCGCGCGCGGCAGGTGGAAATCTATCCGCAGATTGCGGCGATCGAGGCCAATCTGGAACGGCACTGCGCGCCCTATGCCGAACTGAAGGCAGACCGCGAATATTTTGACGAGCTGTCAAATATTGAAGTCGTCCGCCGCCTGCTGTTTTCCGCTGGTGGCATGGTGCTGGCACGCGACGATGACGATTTTGTCAGCGTCGATGCCTATCAGCGGATTGCCAAGGTCCACCGTCAGGCGCTGGCGACCTTTGCCTATGGGCTGCTGACGCCCGATGAGGCCCGAAGAAAAAACTGATCGTCGCCGCCGCCTATGCCTTCGATCCCGAAGGGTTTGACGGTGGCGAAGATTATACACCCGCGCATCCCCTGCGCGGCGATGCCTTTTTGGTGCATGCCCTGCAGGATGCCGATGTCCGCTGGTGGCATTGGCACCCCGATTATTTGCCCGATGATGTGTGGCACGTCGTCCGCCTGGCCAAAGGTTGGCGCGACGGAATGCTGCCGCGCACCGGCGGGATAGAGGAGCAGCCAGCGATGCTGGTGGCTGAAATTGAAATCGTGCTGACCGCCTGGTCCAAAATGGAGGCGGCAGCGATGAAGCGAGCAAGGGAGAAATAGTTGAATTTGGCCGGGGGCCGTGATTAGCTTCCTGGATGATGTATCTGCTGATCTTTGGTGTGGTGTTCTGGCTTGCGTACAAGCTGCTTTCAAAAGCCGTACAGCCACCTCTGCCTCCGCCTCCACCAGTCATTCGGTTGTATTTCGACACCAGCCCTGTGACGGAAGAAGAGCAAGAGGAATGGGATCGAAGGCTGCACGAGGCACATTGGGGTAATTCGAACGGCGACAAGGAAGTGTCGATCGAGGATTGGCGCGAAACGCTGGTTGAACTGCCGCTTGCTGTCGAATTGCCGCTGGATTTGCAGATCGTTTACAAGTCCGAAATGCCGCTACGCAAAATCACGGTGCATAAGGTGCAGCGGTGCGAACATGCCGACTATCTGCACGCATGGTGCGCCTTGCGGGCCGATTGGAGGAACTTCCGGCTCGAGCATTGCGGGCCGGTGGTTACCGTTGATGGGGAGTATTTTGAAACCGGCGAAGAGTGGCTGGAGACGATCAAAATTTGATCAGCTCGGCTTGTCCTTGTTGGGCAGCGTCAGCAAAAAGAAATATGCGACAAAACCAAAAATGAGGCAGAGGATCAGCCAAACAGCCTCTTCCCTGTTTTTGGATCGCGCAACCGGGATCGCACAAAAAAGCGAGCCGACCCAAAGCGCAATTGCAACATACCATGTTTCTGCCGACCAGTAGCCCATAGTTCAGTCCTTCAATAATACCTGACGAACAATCCTTCTGATTGCCTCGGGTCTAGAAGGTTGATCTGGCTGGCTTGTAGCCCAGCTGTCAATGGCTTCGAGTTCTTTAGGTTGAAGTCGAACGCCAACCATGGTGCCAAGACCAGTTGCTGGGCGGCCCCTTCTTTTTTTGTTATCGTTAATTATTGACGATGCCATTATTTTGCGATAACGCAAAAAAACAGGCCGGGCAAGCGCGCCAACGCAAACCCGGCCCTAACCTGAAACATTGGAGTACACCAATGCCACAAGCTGAAACTGCCTTTAGCATTCGTTCGGGAATTGGGGCACCCGATATTTTTCGGGCGCTTATCGGTGCTCCGGAGGATCGCCTTGAACGGCTTTCCAGCAAAGCGATGCTGGCCAAGAATTTTTTGGGCACGGTTATCGATCATCCGACAGTGAAGGGTGACGATGAACTGGCCTGCCTTTTGTTGACGCTGCACGATCAGTTGGACGGGATGGAGGCAATTGCCGAAGGCCTGCATGCGCTGGAGATGGCGGCATGAACGCGCTGGCGATGCAGAATTTTGGATTTGGCGATCAGCTGGTTCGTGTGATTGATCGAGAAGACTCGGTCTGGTTTGTAGCAAATGATGTTTGCGGGGCGCTGGAACTCAGCAATCCGCGCGATGCAGTTGGCAGGCTGGAGGATGACGAGCGGGATGATGTCGGTATTACCGACGCCATCGGTCGCAACCAGAAAACAACGATCGTTTCGGAGAGCGGGGTCTATGCCCTGATCTTTACGAGCAGGAAGCCTATTGCGAAGGAATTTCGCAAATGGGTGACGGGGCAGGTGCTGCCGAGCATTCGGCGGACTGGCAAGTACGAGGTTGAGTTGACCAACCAAGTCCCTGCCCCGTCAGACGCGCTGGATTTTGTAGAAAAGGTGCGCGCTGGCCTGCAAATGGTGCGAGAGGCGCGGATTGTTTTTGGCATTGCGGCCGCGCGGCGTGCGTGGGTGCTGGCGGGATTGCCCGATGTTTCGGATGATCCGACCGTGCATGCGCATCAGTTGCTGGATGCCAGGGCGCAATCGGTGGCCAAATGGTTCGCTGATCGGATGGAAATGACCGAGTCCGGGCGGGAAAGCGCCATGCGGCTGTATATGGATTACACCAAATGGTGTGATGAAGGCGGGGAGGACCCGACAACATTGACCATGTGGGGCAGGGCGATGCACGATATGGGCATGGAAAAAATGCCCAACCGTCGTGGGTCGATTGAATATCTGGGGGTCAGGCTGAAGCCCTGACCTGATTTCGACAATCTTAATTTTCACAGGCTGCGGGCATCCTGCCCGCGGCCCAAAGGCAATTCCGCCAAGGGAGCAAGTCAATGGCCGCAGCAAACCGCGCGATCAACATGCCACTGCGCGTGCAGGGGCTGGATGGCGTTGTTCGTGATTTCAAAAAGGTCGGCGATGCTGGGGCGACCAATTTTCAAAAGATCGAAAATGCGGCCAACAAAGCGAACAAGGCGACCAGCAAGGCTGGGGTGCCAAAGGCTGGCGCATCTCTAGCAACACCTAAAGCACTTGGCGCAGGTGTTCCGGAAACCAATCGATCAGCAGAAATCCTTATTCAAAATCTGGATGATGCAACTTTGGCCGGTGGCCGTATGGGTGGTATGCTGACGGGCCTTGGTGGTCTGGCATCTGCCGCCAGCATCGGTATCACGGCTTTGGCTGCCGGCGTTCTTTATTCGGTTCAGGCCTATCAGGAACATGAGGCGGCGCTCGCGCAGTTCAATGCAACCCTGACATTTAGCGGCAATTCTTCAAATGCGACTGCTGATCAGATCGAAGATATGGCAGAGCGCATATCGTTTTCGACCCTGCAGACGGAAGAGAGCGTACTGAAAGCGGCGGCATCACTGGCCCGCGTCCCCGGTATGACGGTGGAAGGGTTGGATGCCGCCGTTGACGCATCGGCACGTTTTGCTGATGCGACCAAGCAAAATGTCGAAGCAGTTGCCAAGCAAACCGGTGAAGTTTTGCAGGCGCTGGCAGAGCGCGATCTGAAGGCGCTTTATGAAGCCACTGAAAATGTGACACCATCGGTGCGTCTGATGATGCTCGAGCTGACCGAGGCTGGCAAAACTGCTGATGCCCAGCGCGTGTACATTGAGCTTCTCAATCGTGCAGCTGGAACCGGGCCAGATGGTCTGACCACGACAACTGACCGACTGACCCAATCGTTTAGCCAGTTGATGCGGGAATTTGGTCGGTTCACCGCCGATAAGGTGAATGCTGCATTTGCCAGCATGCGCGGGGAAATGACGGCAACGCAGCAGCAGGGCTATGGCCTGCTCGACACGCTGGGCCAGATTTTCCGGCTGCAAATGTCGCTACGCAATCCATTGAATGCTGGTACCGCACCGTCCGGCCCCAAGGCACCCGGTCTGATGACGTCTGTGCTGGCTTTGACAAATCGCGGGCTTGCGGCGGGGCAATCAGCAGCGGATGCCGAGGCAGCGAAAAAGGTGCAGCGATTCAATCCATCCGGTGGCGGCACCAAGCGGCGCGGCGGTGGCGGCGGCAAATCCTCTGGCAAATCAGATGCAGAGCGCGAGGCCGAACGGCTGAAGCGTGAGGCCGAGCAGGCCCGCGAAGCTGCCGATCGGGTGGCCGAATCCAATCAGGACATCATCGACAGCTATTCCTTGCGCGCCAAGGAATTGCAGGCGCAGCTGGGGCTGGAAGGTGCGGCGCTGGAGGCGGTCAAGCGCCAACAGGATATCGACGCGACCACGCGCCGCCTGTCGGTGGAAGCGATTGAAAAAGAAGTCGCAGCGCGCAAGCTGGCGGCGCAGGTCGCCAAAAAGCCGTTTGATGAGAAAGCGGTAGTGGCCGAAGTTACCGCCGAATTTCAAAAGCAGACCGACGTGCTGCGCGATTATGCCACTGTGCTGTACGATGGAGAAAAAGCGCAGGAAGCGTTTTTCGAACAGCAGCGGCTTGGCAAGGCCCTGTTCGAATCCACGCGCACGCCGATCGAGCAGATCACCACCGAGGTTAACGAAGCCGTCAAGGCGTTCAATGCCGGTTCGATCAGCGCGGATACATTTAACCGGCGGATGGACCAGTTGGCGGAGGATCTGGTCGATGCCGCCGACCGGTCAAAAGATGCCTGGGAAGGTTTTGGCAGCGAAGTGGGCAGGACGTTTAGCGACATTCTGCTCAATGGCGGAAATGCGCGCGACATTTTGCAAGATTTGCTGCGCATGCCGCTCGAGCGCCTGCTTTTCCAGAATGTTGAAACGCCGATTGCGGGTTTCGTCGACCAGCTGTTCGGCAACAACCGCGACAAGAATGTCGAGTCCGCCCGGGCGGGGTTGCCTGTCGCGGAAACGCAGGCGGCGGCATCGGTCAGCACGCTGGGCACCAGCGCCGACGTCGCGGCCAATGCCCTGCTGCGCATTCCGTCTGTGTTGGGTGTGGGGCTGGAGGATCCGCTGGCGCGCTTTACCGCGGCGACCGACGGCGGCGTGAATTCGCTGTCAAAGCTGGATCCGGCGGTCAACCAGTTTAGCGGCGCAGTCGGGCAGGTGCTTGCCATGCTTTCCGGTGGTGCTGGCGGTGGTGGTGGCATCCTTGGCACTGTGCTGGGGCTGGCGGGATCGCTGGTCAGCAGTGGCGCATTTGGCGGCGGCGGCGGTGGTGCATCTAGCGGCATCGGTGCAATTCTATCCAGCAACGATCTCAGCTCCATCCCCGGCAATGCCCGGGGCGGCTTTGCGCCCACGCGCGGCATGTTTGCCCTGGGAGAAAATGGGCGGGAGATAGCACAATGGACGTCGCGCGGGTTGTTCATCCACAGCAATGAAAAGGTACGGCGGATGGAAAGTGCGGGCGGTGGCAGCGGTTTCCAGAATACCCAGATCATCCAGCTGACCGAACGCACCGATCCGCGCCGCGCCGCCAGTCAGATCGCGCGGGCGACACAGCACAGTTATGGCGTTGCCGCACGTAAGGGGCTGGCTGTTCCACCGGGGAGGTTGAGCCGTGGTTGATGATATCCGACTTCCCGAAAAATGGTCAAAGGGCAGCGCAGGCGGGCCTGAATGGCGCACCGATGTTGTACCGACCGCGAGCGGTGGTGAGTATCGCGAGCAGCGTTGGTCGCGGCCTTTGTGGCGGTACGAGATTGCCCACAACATCAAGAGCATTGATCAAATGTCTGATCTGCGCGCTTTTCATCTGGCGCGCCGTGGTCGGGCGCGGTCGTTTCTGCTGAAAGACTGGCTGGACTTTTCCAGTGCTGCTGACGGGGTGTCGGCAGCTGCAGCCACCGATCAGCCTTTGGGTACCGGTACGGGTGCGGCGACACAGTTCCAACTGGTCAAGCGCTATCCGGACAGCGTGTCTGCCTATGACCGTGCGATCAAATGGCCTGTCACCGGTAGTTTGCTGGTTGCAGTCGACGGCGTTCCACTGGGCAGCGGATTTTCGGTCAATCGCGGTACGGGCATCGTGACCTTTAGCTCTGCCCCTGCCAATGGTGCGGTGTTGACCACGGGCTTTTATTTCGACGTGCCGGTGCGGTTTGATGAGGACTGGCTGTCGGTGACGTGGGACACGATCAATTCGCGCAGTGCGGGGTCGGTGCCGTTGCAGGAGGTGCGCGAATGACCCGCGTCATCCCCGCACCGCTGCTGGCGCACCTGCAGGGCAGCCCGGCTTTTGCCGGAGAATGCCTGATCCTTGAAGCGCGTGATGGCACGCGCGTTGGCTTTACGACGCTGGATGAACCATTCGACCTCGACCTCGAACTGGGTGACGGTGTCGAAAGCTGTGCCGGCGGAATCGAGATAGGATCATTGACCCTGTCGGTTGGCCTGACTGCGAGCTTTGCCGAAGTATCCGGCCCGCTGGGTCCGGTGCTGACGCGTGAGGCGGTTGAAGGGGGGCGCTGGGCCGGTGCGCGCGCTTGGCTGGTTCGGGTGTCGCCCGGTATCGCTGGATATGCGCCACTGCTTTATGGCAAGGTTGCCGAGTATCGCACCGAAGGCCCGCGCTTTTTCCTTGAAATTCGTAATCAGGCGGCGTTGCTGCAGCAGGTGCTGGGGCGGGTAATTTCGCCTTACTGCTCGGCCGATCTGGGGGATAGTCGCTGCACTTTTTCCAACACGGCGGTGGCGGCGACAGTCACGGCGGTGACGGATGCCATGCGTTTTTCGCTGAGCTTCAGCGGCACCTATGCCAACGATTATTTCAACTATGGCACGGTTGAATTCACCAGCGGCGATTTGCTGGGCACGTTGCCGGTTGAGCTGTTCGACTGGGTCTCTGGCGGCGCGGGTGTGGGATCGCTGGTGCTGCTCGAGCCGTTGGTGGAAGCACCGCAGATCGGCGACACGCTGAACCTGAAGCGCGGTTGCCCAAAGACGCGTGACGCCTGCCGCGACCTTTTTTCCAATGTCCTCAACTTTCGTGGGGAGCCCGAGGTGCCGGGTAGCAATCAGGTGCTGAAAGCGCAGATACCCGAATGACGCATTTTGGTGAACAGGTTGTCGACGCGGCTATGGCATGGGTCGGCACGCCATTCCATGCCCAGGCATCGGTGCGTGGCGTTGGCTGCGACTGTAAAGGCCTGATTGCCGGTGTGGCCCGCGATCTGAACAGAGTAGAGGCTGAGAGCTGGGCGGCGCAGCTGGCGGATTATGATATCGGCCGTGTGCCTGTTGGGCAGCTGCGGCTTGGCCTGCAAGAGCTGTTCGACGCGGTGGAGGGAGAAGCGCAGGCGGGCGACATATTGTTGCTGCGCATTGGGGCACGATTGCAGCATCTGGCGATTCATGCCGGACAGGGGCCGCAGGGACCTGAAATGATCCACTGCTGGTCGCGGGGTGTGATGCAGGTTATTCGGTGCCCGATCGGCCAATATTGGCAGGTGGAAAGCGCCTGGCGCTGGAGGGCCGCATGAGCGTTGATCCGATCAGCCTTGGCATCACGATTGCGTTGACGGCGGCGAACACCGCATTGACGGCATCGCGCAAGATTGAAGGGCAGCGGCTTGATGATCTGTCGGTGACCGTCGCCGACTATGGTGTGCCGTGCAATTATTTTGTCGGCATGCGCCGCTTTGACGGCGTGCCGATCATCTGGGCAGAAAAGCTGAGGGAGATCAAGGTCAAGCGCAAAACCAAAGGTGGGAAGCTGACCAATTATGAATATCAGGCGACTTTCGCATTCGAAGTGGCGGATCACCCCTGCGATGCGGTGACACGGATTTGGTTCGACAAGCAGCTGGTATATGACATGACTGGTGCGGGGCCTCCGACGCTGTTTTCGCTGAAGAAAGGCTTTGTGCTGGCGGACCACCTGCGCATCTATCTGGGTGATGAAAGCCAGATGCCGGATCCGCGGATGCAGGCCACGGTGGATGCAGAGCATGGTGCCGGCAGTACACCGGCCTATCGTGGTAAAACCATCGGCGTGTGCGAAGAAATTCCGGTCGACAAATTTGGCAACCGGATTCCGCAGTTGATGGTTGAGGCGGTGGGAGCTGCAACCACGGTTTACCCGTATGAAACAAAGGCAACTATTGAACCTCAGCCCAATGCATTGTGGAATTTTGCCTTTTCTCCTGATGGCTCTAAACTTGTCTGGGGTAGCAATTCGCGATTTGAGATTTGGGATGTGCCGTCGCGCACCAGATTGAGCCACGGCCCATGGGGCGCGAGCGTGAATCTTGGCAACCGGATTGGCCTTTTTCGCGATGGCAGAATTTATCAGGTCAGTGATGGTAATGATCAACTTTTTCAGCTTTCCAGTGATGGCTTAGCGCTTGCAGGCGTTGTTTGTACATTCGTCGGGATCACATATCAGCAAGACGAATGTTGGGTATTAGAGGATGGCGATGGAGTAGAGCATTGGGGCACTGTTCCATATTCTTCTCTCTCTAATTATTATTTTGATGGTGTTGTACACGAGCCGATAGCAGAGGACGGATTTGCCTGGTCTCCGACTGGCTATCTTACAGATGGGCATGGCGATATTTGGGTTTATGGGCGTGTTATTGGCATCGGATCAACGACGGCTGTTTTCAAACGCCTGGTTGATACAAGTGGGATCACACGTACAAGCCCGATGTCAGTTACTCTGCCAAATGCAGCATCGAGCGTGGTCGGTGAACTGGCCGGTTGTCACTATGTCGATGACATGTTTGATCATTTTGTCATCAGTTGGGCTAACGGATTTTTATATTCGATCGACATTAACGCGGGGACTGTGACGCAGCAACGCAGCATTTCTCTGGACGGTTTTAACACGCCCAAGCAGTTCGCTTGCTTACGGCAAGATTTCACGTCGATATGGCTAAATAATAATGAAATCAGCCTTGCCGACCTTTCAACCATCCGCTCGGTGACCCTTAACAACTGGCTGGCGCAGGATGCCGACGGCATTATTTACGATGCTGTCAATCATGCGCTGATAACGGCGCCGCAGTTCGATCAAGAGATCACATGGCGATATCTAGATCGTGTGACGGGTGACGGGTTGACCCTGCAAGCGGTGGTGGAAACCGTGCACGCGCTTGCTGGTATGGATGCAGCGGATGCCGATGCCAACTTGCTGACGCAAAATGTGCGGGGTTACAACTGGACGCAAGGCAGTGGGCAGGACATTTTGGAGCCGTTGCTCGATCTTTATGATGTCGACCCGCGCCCGCATGGCTTTCTGCTGCACTATCAGCCCCGCGGTGGTGCCGCTGGTACAGCTCTTGCTTTTGACAATTTTGCGCAGCCGGATGCTGATGCCGCTGCCTATGTTTTTACCGGGATAGGAAGCAGCGATCTGACGCGCGCGATCGCTTTGACCTTTGCCGATGCAGATGCCGATCAGGAACCGAATAGCGCGCGCGCAGCGCGTCCCTTGGATGCCGTCGACGGTTTGCCGCAGGAACGTACCATCGACATGAACACGCTGGTGTTGACAGCGGGTGAAGCCAAGGCGTTTGTCGACCGGATGCACCGTCGGCAGCTGTTTGATTCAAAGCCCTATCAACTTGCGCTGACCGCGCAGCAGATTGCGCTTGAGCCCGCAGATGTGCACACGATGACCCTGCCATCTGGAGCGGTTAAAGCCCGCCTGAAAAGTTTTGCGCTTGACGCCGATCGCACAATGTCGACCGAATGGTTGCGTGATGATCCATCTGTTGCTGTTCTGGGTACTCCGGATGGTGCGGCAATGGCGGGGCATGTGCCCGAAGTGATTATCATTCCCGGGCCGTCGCGTGTTGCCATTTTGGATGTTCCGCTGGCGACCGATGTGCACGACAGCACTGTACCTTTTCTTTATTTTGGCGCCGGTCCCTATGGATCCGGATATTGGCCGGGGGCCGATATCGCAATCAGCGATAGCGGGCTGGAGGCAGATTTCGAAGCGAGTTGGGCCGCAGTAGATTCCAGTGCGGCAATGGATTGGGGTGTTGTTCTGGCATTACCCAATTTGAATGCTTTGCCATGGGTTATTGATAATGGCTCCGTTCTGAATGTGCGGATGAACAATGGCACCTTGTCGAGCGTGACTGAATCTCAGTTGCTGGAGGACGGCGAACTCAATTTGGCGCTGATCGGGGGTGAGTATATCCAGTTTCGGACGGCCAGCCTGCAAGGCGATGGCAGCTACAATCTTTCCGGTTTGCTGCGTGGGTGTCGTGGTACCGAACATGAAATTGCTAATCACAGCCTTGGCGAAATGTTTGTTCTTATGAATAGCGATATTGGCCGGCGGGAAATTGGTGTCGGCGAAATTGGCGATCTGGATGCTTGGCGCGCGGCCACCAATGGTCGCGACATTGATGGCGCGGCGGAAGTAAGTCTGACCTTTACCGCGAATGCTCATCGGCCCTATGCGCCGGTACATGGCATCGCCCTGCTTGATACCGGTAGCGGGGACTGGTCGATTTCGGCAACCCGGCGCACGCGTATTGGCGGTGCCAATGTCGACGGGCAGGATGTGCCTTTGGGCGAAGTCAGCGAAAGCTGGTCGGCAGATGTCATGGACGGCGCGATCGTCAAGCGCACGATTACCGGAACGTCTCTGCCATTGGCTTATACTTCGGCGCAGCAAACGGCAGACTGGGGCGCGCCGCAAACGTCGATCGAGGTCAATCTGTACCAGATCAGCCCGGCACTTTCGCTGCGCGGGTTTCCTTTGAACATCGCGGCTTAACGCAAGGATTTCATTTCATGACTTATCCCAAAACAGGCGGCACCGAATACGGTGCGGCGCAGGCGACGCCGTGGGTCGCCATAAATGATGCCCAGCGTCGTTTTGATGCCCTGGCAAACCGCGCGATTATTGTTGATCGCGATCTGACTGCACCGCCGGGTAGCTGCGCCGATGGTGCAAATTACCTTGTCGCAGGCAGCCCGACCGGGCTTTGGTCCGGTCAGGCAGGTAAGATGGCGACCGCTGTCGGGCCCAATGCCGCAAATGGTTGGCAGTTCCAGACCGTGGCGGTCGATCGATTCCGCCTTGGCGTCCAAGATGAAAATGTTGAACTGGAATATCAGGACGGCAGCTGGGTCAATCTGACTGTTACAGGGGGCGGGTTGTTTACTCTGCCCGTGATGGCCCCTGCTATGGTTGCGCGTACCAGCAATGGCGCAGCTGCAGGAAGCTCGGAAAGTCCGACCAACAAAATCATGTTGCGCACATTTGATTTTGATTCTGCAGCGGATGAGTTTGTGCAGTTTTTTGTGCCGATGCCCAAACGCTGGAACGAAGGCACATTATTGGCCGAGTTTATCTGGACTGCAGGAACGACCGGCGACGTAGTCTGGGCAATTCAGGCCATCGCCTTGTCAAATGATGATCCCATCGATGCGAGCTGGGGAGCGGCGCAAACAGTTACTGATGGCGTGACCGCAGCTGACGATGTGATGATTAGCGCTAGAACCGGTACAATTACTGTTGGTGGCTCACCCGCCGACAACGATCTGGTTGCATTCCAGATTTATCGCGACGCCGATAATGGCAGCGATACTTTAAGCGCCGATGCTAAACTCATCGGCATCAGGTTGCTAATTACCACCAATGCAGCGGACGACAGCTGATGTTTGAAGGTTGGCCAATCAGCTTTATGGGAACGGAATTTACGCCCGGCGGGGGTGGTGCGCAGCCCGGCTATTTCTCTGCCAGCGGCAGCTCAACCGGAGGTGCTCCATCGCCCGCATGGAGTGATGCTGTTACATTATCTATTGTTGCGGCAGATTTGAAGCCCAGCACCGAATATGTTGGTTTCTGGTCGGTCGATGAAACACGTTCATCAGCAACTACTGCGCAAGCCCGATTGATGGTGGATGGCGCACAAAGTGATTTGCAGCGCGTTGATCTGAAAGAATCGTCGCCCTTTGACAAAAACAACATGGGCGGATTTTTCCTCTATACGACAGGCGCGTCACCCACCGATGCGGAATTCATCATTCAAGTTCAAGGGTCATCTGCAACATTCACGAACCCGCGCCTGACGCTGCTCGAAATCGGCGTGGGTGACGAAACGGCGCAGGATTTGACTGGTGTGTCGACGACATCAACGTCGCTGGTTGATGCGCTTACTTGTGCGTTTACTCCCCCGTCTTCAGGGGATTATTTGGTGCTGGCATGCGGCAATTTTACCGCCGCAACTACAGGCATGGCGTACGTTCAGTTGACAGATGGCACGACGAGCACACCTGAAATACGGATAGGTTCGCATCCGAACAATACAGCTGGGTTTCCGGTTGTTCTGGCGCTGGGGTTGAGCGGTGTCAGCGGTGCAAAAACAATATCTTTCAAATACAGAACCGGAAGTGGTTCGTTTTCTGTAACTGCTGATAATATAAGGATTATTGTCCTCAGACTTGATCGTTTTAATTCAAGCAATATATCTGTTTTAGGTAGTGATAATGGCGGCACTAATGCGACATATACTGTCGCCCACTCACAAACTTTTACGCCCGCGGTAGCAGATTATCTGACAATCGCAGCAGGCTGGATTTTATCATCGTCCGCGTCTGTCTCGTCGCAGGGAAGAATTGTCGACGATGGGACTGTGATCGCTGAAACTATTCGTGAAACGGCGCTTTCGAGCACGCACTTTCCAATATTCACGCATCGTCTTACTTCATTCGCCGCGTCATCCCGAACACAGTCCATTGACCGTTTGGCAGAAGGAGGCGGTGTGACAACTACTCTACGCCAAAGTGCACTGATCGCCAGTATCGAGCTGACCGGATTGTAGTTTGAACGGCGATTAAAGCCCACTAGCAATTTTGAGGTGTTGATAATGAACGAAGGGGGAGTGTCACCCGGCGAAGCCGGGGGCTTGTTTGCAGGCATATTGGCAACGGCTACGCTGGTGGGAGCTGGCATCAAATGGCTGTGGGGGGAGGGGAAGGCAACGGCGCTGACGCGGCGGCAAAAGCTCGACACCTGGCACGCCGAACTGAAAGAGCGCGAAGCGAAGATAGAGGCTGACGAGGCCGCATTTCATGCCCGCATCGAGCAGCGCCTGAATGTGCTGGAACGCGAAAGCCGCGTTCTGGGCCGCGCGTTCGAACTGGTGGCCGCCGCACTGCGCGTGAAAGATCCGAAAAATCAGGCGCTCGCCGAGGCAGAGCGACTTTTGATAGAAGCATTTCCCGACCGCGCCGGCGGCGGGTGACACAAAAAGGAATTTCGCATGGCTTTGGCTGCCTATGTTTTTCACCGCGGTCAGCGGATAGCGCTGGCCGATCGCGTGGAGGAAGGTACGATTGAGCCCGGTTACAGCATGCGGGCGCGCATGAAGCCGGTTCAGGCGCATATCCGCAACCTGATGCCCGGGGATTCGGTGGCGGCGGCATCCCCAGCCTTTACCTCTACCTTTGTTCCTGCAGCAGGCGGGCAGCCTGCCAGTTGGGTGCACGCCCTCACGGCGGCCGAAAGCAGGCAGATTGCGGCAGGGGAATATCTGTTCGACAGCTCTCTGCTGCTGGATAACGAGGTTATCTGGACGAGCGAGCCTGTGCGCCTGATCCTGCGCGAATCGGCGAGTGCGGGGTGAGGCTATGCTAAAGCTCCGCCGATATTTGCCTGACCCGCCCCTGATCCTACGCCGCGTGGGTGCTGACAATCGGTTGGCCGCACAGGCGCAACGCAGCGCGCTGCCCGCTTTGCCCGCCATTGTGGCGGTCGGGCAAAAGGGAAATGACGGGTTTTCCGACGATTACGACCCCGGCGATCTGGCCGCGATTTTCAATTCTGCATGAAGGAACGGGTAAATGACACTGCTTGAAAGACTCGGCGCGCTGATCACCGCGATGAAGACCGAAACCAAGACGCTGCGCGTAATGATCAGCGGTGCCAACAATGGCAACGTCAGCGGGTTGACGACGACTGCGACCGATTTGGTCGCGGCGATTAATGAGGTAAAGGCAACTGCCGATAATGCCGGTGGTGCTGGTGCAGAAATAAACGATCTGGCCGCAGGTGGCGGCACCACCTATTCGTCGAACAAGATCACCGCTGACATTGCCGCTGCCAAAACCGCGGTCAAGAACGAGATTTTGAACGGCGCGGCGGCAGAGGTCGACACGCTGATGGAAATCGCCACGCTGCTGGCCAGCAATGACGATACCGACGCGGCGTTGGCGGCGGTAGTGGCGAACAAGGCCAACGCCTCTGACGTGTACACACAGGCGCAATTGGGCAACCCGGATACCGATCTGGTCGCCCTGTGGAATGCGGCCTGACGCATGGCAACACTGATCGAGCGGATTGCGGCGCTGATCTCCACGATCAAGCCCGCCGTTGCCGCACTGGATAGTCGCATAACTGCGCTGGAAGGGGCTGGCGGAGGTGGCGGTGCGGGCATTTCGATTCTGAATTTTCATGCGGATGCCGGTGCGAACGGCACCCTGACCAACCAAGCCAACGCCGAACAATATCTGGGCAACAGCAGCCGCAACGAAGCCTATTTTGATGCAACCAGCTTTTCCGAAGTACGGCTTTCCTCCAACATCGTGACGGTCAGCGCATCGGTGAACAGCCCGCGGATATATCCGCAGTATCACAATGGCAGCGCCTGGGTGACGATTGGCACCGGGCTGGTTGCCGATAGCAACGCCATATCGATGGCAACGCCCACAGGGGCAAAGCGCACCAGCTGGCTGAGCTTACCTGCTGGGGCAAAAGGGGACGTGCGGTTTCGCATCGCGATGCACGGCGGGGATGCCGCAGCTGATCCTGCAATCGGCATGACGAGTCTGCAGTTCCGCTGATCTAAATTCACAATCTGTTTCGTCACCGCCAGCTGCAGCTGCGCGGGCAGGGAGGTTGCCCAGGGGGTGGCCTCCCTTTTTGTATGGGAGAATCAAAGTGAGCAATATCGACCAGCTGATCGATGAAGTGATCGAGCGCGAGGGTGGCTATGTTAACCACCCTGCCGATCGGGGCGGGCCCACCAACTGGGGCATCACCGAAACCGTTGCGCGGCAGCAGGGTTATGCCGGTCGGATGCAGGATCTGCCGCGCGCGACAGCCGCTGCGATATATCGCCAGCTGTACTGGGCGCGCCCCCGTTTTGACCAGGTGGCGGCGACGGCCCCGAAGTTGGCAGCCGAGCTGTTCGACACCGGAATCAATATGGGCATCGGGATGGCGACATCGTTTCTGCAGCGGTCGCTGAACGCGCTCAACCGTGGTGGTGCAGATTATGCTGATATCGCGGTCGATCGCGCGATCGGGCCTGCCACGCTGGCGGCGCTGAATGCATTTCTGGCGAAGCGCGGAGCCGCCGGGGAGGCTGTGCTGATCAAGGCGTGTGAGGCGCTCCAGGGTTCGCATTACCTGACGTTGGCGGAACGAAAGCCGAGTCAGGAAGCGTTCCTTTATGGCTGGCTCGCCAACCGGATTGGGAACTGACATGGCGCCCGAAATCGACTGGCCGCTGGATAGCAACCGCATCCGCCGCGGTATGATCAACCACACGTTCGGCATGGTGCGGCGCAATCTTAACGGTTCCACTCGTCCGCATCAGGGGTGGGATCTGTTTGCCGCCCCGGGCACGCCCTGCTTTGCGGTTGCCGATGGCTATATCAAGCTGATCCGCACCGAGGGTGATTATGGCAACACCATCGTGCTGGCGTTCATTTTTGAAGGGGATGAGCTGTTCGCCGCCTATTCGCACCTGTCGCACATCGGCGTGAAAGTGGGGCAGGTGGTGCGCCGCGGCGAGCAAATCGGGCTGACCGGTAATACCGGCAACGCGGCATCGATGCGCGGCGATGATTGCCACCTGCATTTTGAGCTGCGCGATGTACCTGCGCCCGGGCGCGGGCTTTCCAACCGGCTGTCGCCGTTGCACCTTTTTGGCGAATGTCCGCTGCATGCGCCGGTGATGCGGAGGGCGGCATGACGGGCTGGGTTAAATTCTGGGCGTTGTTTCTAACGCCGGCGACAGCAAGATTCATCCTCGCGCTCATTGCGCTGGGTATGGCTGGCGGCGTGATGTGGGGCCTGATGACCCTGCAGATCGATGAACGCAACCGGGAGCCGGTAATGCTGGCGGTCGGCATCGTGATGTCGCTCGCCTCGAGCGCGTTCGGATATTATTTCGGTAGCACCGCGCGAGGCGACACGCGCGAGCCGGAAGCGCCGCCACTGCCCACCGCGCAGTCGGTTTTGAACCTTGATGGTGCGGAGCTGGACCGGTGAGATTGCTACGCTGGATCGTCGATCGCTTTATTGCGCGCGCGGTGGCACGGGAAACGCACCCGCTGCGCGTTGTGACCCATGAAGATCATCGGTTGCTGCTGCTTCGCTATCAACCGTTTTGGTACGACGAATTTGTCACCACGACAGGGAAGCACCACATGCGCCCGCCTTGGTGGCGTCCGTTCAATATCCTGCTGCACCATTGGCAAGCCTCTCATCGCGAGGAAATGCACGATCACCCGCGCTGGTCGATTACGATTGTTTTGCGCGGTTCGTTGATCGAGCACACCCCGTGGCGCAGCAGAGTGCTGACACCGGGTAGTATCGTTCTGCGTTCCCGCAAGGCCATCCATGCCTTTGAAATTGTGGGCGATGTGCAGCCTTGGACATTGTTCATCGTAGGTCGGCGCAACCACCGGCAAAACGGTTACATCGTCAAGCCGTTCGGAAAAGCGACAGCTGCAAAGGAGAAACCACCTATGACCGAAGAACAGATCAAACACATGGCCGAACGCTTTCTCGGTTGGAAACTGCCAGACAATTTCAGTCCTGATGCCGGGATCAGTTTTACGCCCGAGTTCAACGTCGAATATATGGCCAAGCAGGGCAAGCCGCCCATGCGGCATGAGCCGATTGGCACTAATCTGCTGAACTACACGCAGGCAGAAGCGATGGTGCGGCACATGTTGGAGGGTCTGCCATCATGATCCCGTTTTTATCCCCGTTCATCCTGCGCCTGATCGGTGGCAGGGTGAAATGGCTGGCTGATCTGCTGGCCGTGCTCGCGATTGTTGCCCTGGTATTCGGCAGCTGGAAGCTGTGGCTGCATTTTCACGACAAGGGCGTGATCGCCGCGCACGAGGCCGAGGTGACTGCCGAGGTCGAGCTGGTGACCGAAGAGGCCAGTGAAGTAGCCGATGCCGAAGAGGCCGCGCGCCGGGCCGAATTCGAAGCCGAACAGGCGCAATCCAAAAAGGAGATTGAAGATGCGAAAGCGAATAATCGCAGCCCTCTCGACGCTTTGTTTCGTTAGTCTGACCGCTGGGTCATGTCAGCAGTCGGTTCGCATTGCCAAGCCTCCTGCCGCCAAGCTGACCTGCGCCGAACTGCCGGCATCGCCGCAACTGACCACGCTCGATTGGGCAAAGGTGCAAACTGTCGAAGAGGCCAAGGCGCTGGTTTTTGCGCGTGAAGGTGAGACGGCCGATTACATCGTTTCCTTGCGCAGCGCGTGGTTCAGTTGCCGCAGCACGGTGCAATGGCATGCCGATTACAATGCGCAGCTGCCTGACTGATTAACCGGATTCCCTGCCACATCGGCCCTGATCAAAGGCCGAAGCGGTGGGGTTGGGCGTTAGCGCGCCCTTCCCGACGGAATTGACCCGTCCTGACCTGCAAGGCCTGCACAGGCCAGCACCGCACCCTGCGAGGGCGGTGCGTGTGTAGAAGGACGAACACACCCATGTCGACTCCGCTTTTTTCCGAGCTTGTTTCCTCCACCCATCCCGCTGCCGGTTATATCGGTGGCAAGCGCAAGCTGGCGCGGCAGATCTGCGCCGCGATCGATCGCCTGCCACACCGCACCTATGTTGAGGTATTCATGGGGATGGGCGGCATTTTTCTTCGCCGCACGCGCGCCGCGCCCAGCGAGGTGATCAACGACCTGTCAGAGGACGTTTCCACCTTTTTCCGCGTGCTGCAGCGGCACTACATCGCCTTCCTCGACATGCTGCGATTTCAGGTGACGTCGCGCAGCGGCTTTGAAAAACTGGCGGCGCTAGATCCAGCATCGCTGACCGACCTAGAGCGATCAGCGCGCTTCCTCTATCTTCAACGCCTGTCCTATGGCGGCAAGGGGACCAACCGCAGTTTCGGAGTCGACCCGGTGTCGCCGGCGGGTTTCGACATGACGAAGATCCCTCCACTGCTCGAGGCGCTGCACGAACGGCTCGCCCCGGTGACGATCGAGCGGTTGAGCTGGGAAGAACTGATCCCGAAATATGACCATGCGCAGGCGCTGTTCTACCTCGACCCGCCTTATTATGGCAGTGAGGGGGATTATGGGGCGTCGCTGTTCAACCGGTCACACTTTCACCGGATGGCAAAGCTGTTGGCCTCGATCGAGGGGACGTTCCTGCTCAGCCTGAACGACCATCCCGATGTGCGAGCCATCTTTGCCGACTTTGCGATGTGCGAGTTTGAAGTGAAATACAGCGTCGGCGGCGGCGACAAGCAGGTCGACGCGCGCGAACTGGTGATATCGAACCTTGAACAGGCAAAGCTCGACCAGGTGCTGGCCGTGCGGGCAGGTGGTCGATGATTTGGTGGCGGTGCCACGCGCTGGTGCTGACCGGGATATGCGCCGCGCGATTCAAACGGCTTTATGGCTGTACCAGCGCAGCATCGTCCCCTCATCCCACAACGGCCGCCAGACGCCGTGCAGATAGAAAAACCGCACCCAACCCGGGCAACCCGGCGTCAGTGCGCAGCGGCACCGACGGTTGAACAGGCTGTAGCTGCCACCAACGCGCCGGCGGAGTTGATCAAGATCGACCGACTGCTCGGCATGGCAATGGCTGCAGCTCCCCTTCACCTGCCTTTCGGTGGCGATCATACGGTCAAGCGACCGGCAGGATTCGAGGATGATGTGGGCGGACAT